TAATATTTAAATACTTCATATATTTAAATACATCATATATTTAAATAAAGGATTATTATTTAAATATAATATCTATCTCTAAATTTCGGTATTATATAATTAGATATTATATAATTTACATATATTTAAATATCCAACATCCGCTTCCACATCTAAATCCGATTTAAAGATTCTTATTTAAATACTATAATATTCGGAATATAAATAAGATATATTAAATCTTACCTTATTTAATATTACCCTCTTGCTTTATTTCCGAGGAAATTTGAAAAATTTATTTTATTTAAATACTAAAATTTATGAGATTTTTTCTTAGGAAGTTGTAAAATGGAGGAATATTTATATTTAAATATTATAATATCCTATTTAATATTATCTAAATTCTCATATATATTACATACCTCTTTTTTGAAACTCTCTAAATCTAAATTATTCTTCATAATATTTATCCCTGCTCTACATATCACCACATTCCCTTTTATATACCCTTTACTAGAGTCTATTCTATCCACAGATGGAGAATTAAATTCATCAGATTTAAAAGGAAGGTGTGTATAATAACATTTATTTTCTTGTTTATTTAATATCTCTTCTAGATATACCATATCTAAGTTATTTTCTAAACCTTTTTTATTACTATTTATCAATGTTTTAGATAATAACCATTTAGTTACATTCTCCATCTCCTTTTCTTTTCTTTTTCTACTTCTGCATTTATTACATGTTTTAGAAGATCCACTAGAAAATTTATTTGGATCATTTTCCCCACAATACTGACATTTGAAAACTTTCTCCTTTCTATTATTAGTAATAAATCCATATTGTGTTTCAGTATAAAGTTCATTAGAATAGAGATCATTATTAATTACTTCTGAAGTAAAGTCTGAATTATTTAATATATCAATATAACTTCCGTATCCATAATCCTTTATTCTATTGATATAATTATAAATTCCAGTTGCATTTTGATCGTTACCATAAAGGATTCTACTTAAATTCTTATTTGAATATTTAATTTCCTCAATTTTACTATATTCTAATAATACTAATAAAAAGAATTTGTGTGTTTTTGTAATGTTTTTATCTAGTAGAAATTTATAACAAGGTTTGATGAGATTTAATTTTATCTTATACGCATATCCATTCTCTGTTAAGTTTTCGATTTCTTTATTTTCTTCTAATATTTTTAGATATTTCTTAACATCATTATGTCCTATACCGCATTGGACGATTTGATCTTTAGCAAATTGAGAGATGTTATTTTTTCTAAAATGACATACCCATCTCATGACTAATTCAGAGGTAATAAATGTTTTGTTTGAAATTTTTCCTGTTAAATAAAAGTTTTCCATAGTATTAATTTTATCAAATTCAAAAATAGTAAAGGGTAAGAAGATAAACAAGAGATAAGATAAATTTTGTGAAAATAGAAATGGTTGAGGATTTAGAAAAAAATTTTTTTATATTTTTTATTTTTAGAGGGAAGTTTTAAACTAATATGATTATGAGCAAAGAAAAAGGATCACACCCTACACCCCGTGACCATCTTTGAATAAAAAACATTAAATAAAACACAAAAATCATGAAAGGTAGAAGTAAATTTTCACAAGGTCTGTCTAAAGAATTATTAAATTCTCCAGTTGTAGTTCGTAACGCAGAAGGAGGACGTGAAATTGGAGACGTTGTCGACTTAAGTGATGCAACATTTAACCCTGAATATAAGTTCATAACTCAGGATGGACAAGAACGTGTTGTTCAAGGTTTTGTTCGTGGAGAGGGAGAAGCACAAACATTAGTACTCTCTTTATCTCAGCTCGTAAACAGAGTCAATGGACTGGATGAGGCAAAATCGGGGTTAATGAAGCAACTCCGGAAGTGCACGACCTTAGGAGAAATCCTAGAGGTTATGGATGATGTTGAAGCTGTCAAAGTCATTGACGTGAAACGCGTCCCGAATCGGTTCGTACCGGGCACAGAAAGAACTCTGTGTCTCTGGGATGAAGCTTAATATAAAGGATAGCTAATGCTATCCTTTATTTATATGTATTACTAATATTTAAAATTAACACAAGATTATGAAAAAGATTAAAAATTTAACACAAGAGGATTATAAAGAATTAAGCCAGAAACTTAACTCGTTTAAAAGAGAAAATCTCCATCACTCAATGGAGAAGTCTTATGTAAGAAAAGAATTATCTAAAATTCTCCCGATTAGAGAAGGGTTAATTTTAAAATTCTTATCTGAGGTAGGAATTTTAGAAAGTACTTCCACAAAAACAGTGGACTGGACTGATGATGATCCTATTTATGTAGGAAAGATTAAAAATGCTCTAGAATTATTCAGGAATTATAATCTAGAGCGTAATATGAGTATTACAGAAGCAAGAAAACAAAAAGCATTTTCTATTGAGGATGCAATAAAACTATTGCTTGAAACAGGAGAGTATAAAATATATAAAAGAAAAATCGAATGGGTTGAGATATAACCTATTCGATTTACCTAGAATGGTTAATGAAGGTTCGATTCCTTCACTAGGTACTAAGGGAGTTTTAATAATATTTTTTAAGTGATTAGAAAAGTGAGAGGTGGAATTTTTGTGACTCTAAACCACAAATTTTCCTCTTTCACAACACTAATCCTCAACACCCACTAAAAATTTTCTCCGTAGTTCGTAAAACTACGGAAAATCTTGTGTTAATGAAAGAGGTGAGACAAGTTCTAATCTTGAACCCTAATCACCTCTTATTTTTGTCTCCTAGTATCAATAAATATATAAGCTGTCTGTCTATGATTTAACTTTAAATTTAAAATCATGGTATTATTAATTATTTTAACAATACTTAATGCAGTATGTATAACTGCGTTAATAGTATTATTACAAAACATTAAAAAGACAGCTAGTCCTTGGGTGTATAGAATTTATTTATTCTTTACAATATTAACTCTTCTCTTTTGTTGGATAAGAATTATAATATAAATCACAAGGATTATTAGATAAAGATCTATTTAATACATTATTTAGATCAAAACTTAACAGATTAAATCGAAATATGATTTATGATATATGCTCAAACATATGATGATAAGTATATAAAATTATATATCTTATCTAAGGATATGTAAGGTCCCATAGCTTAATGGTCAAAGCGATGGTTATTTAAATAATAGGGAGTTGGCGCAATCGGTTAGCGCAGAAATCTTATACATTTAAGGTTGTAGGTTCGAGTCCTATACTCCCTACTATGAAAGAAGAAATTTCAGAATATTACAAATCAAAGAGTTATACAACCTTATATGTTGCTATAAATAAAGAACCTAGAAGAGTAGCAACATTAAGAGATAATAATGGTAACATGACTAGTATGTCTTATGCTAAATATCTTTATACAAGTTATTATAAATGTGATGTGGATAAAGAAAATAATGTTGACCATATAAACGGAGATAAGATGGATGATAGAATAGAGAATTTACAAGTTATATCTAAAAGATATAATATACAAAAGGATCATAAAAGAAGAGAAATGGTGATTATGGTATGTCCTGTATGTAATAAAGAATTTCTATTTCCTAAAAGAAATCTTTCTAGTCGTCCGAATCCTTGTTGTTCAAGACGATGTGGTGGTATTAAGTCACATTGGAAGTAATATTTTAAATAACTATAGATCTAGGTTCGAATCCTAGTGGGACCACGATATTGATTTTCAGGGTTTCTGTTTAGAATCTCTCTGGTTAATATTTTGTGATATTTTTCATAATTGGTGTTTAACATTAGCATTTAATATGTCCATATTAATGCACGAGATGTGATATCTCCTTCCTTTAAATTAAAGGAGAGTTTAATACTCTCCTTTTTAAATTTGTTTATATGAAAAAGATAGATATAAAATATATAATAACAGTAATAGGAATATTTATATTCTTAATGTTACTATTCTCATTAGAATCCATCATTAATTCTATTTAAATAAGAGCGAATATCCAAATTGGTTAAGGGAATAGTCTGCAAAACTATATTGTGAGAGTTCGAATCTCTCTTCGCTCTCTTTAACAACCATTAAACACAAGACCATGAAAATAGTAATTAACAGATCCGGCGTTGGATTAAATCTCTCCTTATCCGCGATAGAGTACTTAATAAGTACAAGACAATCAAATCCTTATCTGATGTGGAAAACCTCGATCGATCCAACCCAAGATTAGTAAGATGTATTGAGGTATTAGGCGATGATTCATCATTAGATATACTAACCGTGATCACAGTCAGAGATGATTTTAAATATAAAATCTCTGAAATTAAAGTAAACAATATCCACAGAGAAGTTATTCTTGTGGAGTAAGATATTACATATGTAAATCTAATTAGTGTACAATAATTAGATATTCCAAGCTCTACTGGTTATAGAGTATAAATATTTAAACCTGAATTTTTAGATTTTTTCAAATTGACCTAAATCTAATATCTTAGGATTGGATATAAAACAATCCCGGATTTAAGATAAGCGTGGAATACTTATTGTTAAATCAACTTCTTAGTAGTTTAACTGGTGAAAACGTCACGTACAGTAGAAAATATTAGTTCGAATCTAATCTAAGAAGCAATAAAGAAACTCATATAATTCATATCTTAATATTAATACTAACCTCTTCCGAAAAAGGGTAATAGTAGGATTGGAGTGGGTTCAGTGCTCTTGAGATAGTATCAAAATCAGCAGTATTGCAGATGAGCTGTAACCACTCCTTTTAAATATTTAAATATGTCAGCTAAATGTATTGATTGTGGAATGTCCTATGATGGATTTGATTCTCATATGGTTATGTTACATAATTATTTATGGGAAGAAGTTAGTGCTGGAGATTTAGGGATTTGTTTATGTGATAAATGTATAGAAAAAAGATTAGGAAGAAGAATTGCAAAAGAAGATTTAATTCCAAATCTTCCGGTTAATGATTTATATATACAAATGTATTTAGAGCTATGAAAAGGAGAAAATTACCGAAAGAGATAAAGAGATGGATTAGATTCTTTATGAAAAGTAATGCTTATTTTAATTATGATTGGGCATTTATGTTATATATAGAGAAAGAAAAACTATCTCAATGTATTAAATTCTACACTATTTATGGATGTCATGTCAATAATGATAGAATAATTTCAAGAATGCAGCTGGCTATAAGATTATTAGATATTGTTATAGATGATGATGTATTTTTTGAGGGTTATATAAACTCCAAAAATATAGATAGATTCTTTCCTAAAGATGCTTTATCCATTTACGAAATAAACATTCTCCCAAGTCTCCGAATTCAGAAAGCTTGGTATTTATATAATAAATTAAGGTATTATTATATGAAAGAGTGGTGGGATTAAATACGTTTTATTATAATTTAATTTTAACATTTTAAAGCAGCAAAGTTAGTGTAGTTAGATATAAAAATATACTCGTAAAAGAGCCTGTAGTCCTTAAAGGATAGTGGTGATACTAAGCCAATTATTTGTATTTAAATATGAATAAGGGTATGATTCCAAAAGCTGCGAAATTTAAGATGGGAATCACCATGTAAGAAATTACATGAGATCTCTGATAATCTATAGTACCGTTATAGAAAAACAGAGGGTGAAGTTAAGGTACAGCTTCATGGGTATCATGAGATACCCGGTGCAGGAGATTTTATACATCTCCGAATCTGAATATTTAATAGTACTTTGCGCATCGGAATGCACTCGAAGGATATTACGAGGTTAAGGTTCGACTCCTTACAAAGTACCTAAGTAGTAATTATTTAAATATTCATATTATGGAAATTAAAAATGAGAATAAAGTATTTTTTGGAGAGAGTGGTATTACTTCTACTTCTGCTACATATTTATGTAACATTGCTAGAGAGTTATTAAAGGATATAGAATCATCTTTAAATAATATCTCCTTCATTACTGAGGAAGTAACACTCTTTGGATCTGAGAATAAGATTAGAACTAAAGAAGGATATAATCTATCCGAACTATCTGATTTAGATTCTAAACTTATTAAAGCTGCACAACTAAAAGCATTTATAGCATGGATGAGTGAAGGAATTAAAGCAAAAGATGTGGAAAGTGAGAGACTTAAAGAATATACTTTATCTGATTTCACAAAGGATTTCCCTGAATATATAGTACAGAGGTCTGAAAATTCTACACTAGATATTAATTATGGGCTTGGGAAATTAAGCATCTCAGAACGAGTTAAATACCTCTTCTCAGAAGCTTTAACTTCTTCAATCGGGAAATATATTCATAATAATGGTGCTTTAAGAAAGGCTTATAGTGAGCTTTTAAATATTGCACATAATAAAGTGAATATAACCACAGAAGCAAAAGATTCTATAGTTGTAGTTACTAATAAAATCCCAAGTGTGGATACTAAAGAAGTAGAGAAGATCATGCTTAAATACCAAGATTTGCGGAGAGAGAATGAGAAGGTTCTAAATTCCTTAAAATCTAAAGTAAAAGATTATGATCACGAACATCAAATGTATATTAATCTTGAACAAAAAGTGGACTTGGAATCATACAAAGAGGATATGGAGATAGTACGTTCAAAGTATAATGAGTATGTATTAAATAAGAGATCAGAAATTGAAAACCTTAAAATTATAATCCCAGATGAGTTAAGAGATATTTATAATACTCTTCATACTCTTTCAAAAGGAAAATAGATAAAGTAGGTAATACTTAAATCCATTTGGATGGAGGTATTTTTATATGTATAGATTATATATATATAATAAAATTTAGCTAAATAATATAGGTAAGAACTTATAACTATTTATTTAAGGAAGAATCCTCAAGAAGATGTTTTTATTTAAATAAATATACTTATTTAGATATAAAATATACTCCTCTTTCTGTCTTAACCTTAGTCCTTGAGAGGATTCTTGTCTTTGACGTATTCTTTGGCTGTATTTATATAATCTATACATAACTACTTTATATAAAAATATATATAAGAAAAGACCTGGTTTCTTGTGTTGTTACTAAAATCATAATTATTCCGATTCAGAAGGTTATATAGAAAATTTCTCTATATAGCTTTCTGAATTTTTTATTTAAATTTGAATTAAAACACACTATTTCTAATTTTCCTGAGTGGTTGAAGTTAGAAGTAGAGTACTCTTTTTTGTATATTTTATTAAGCCTAGATACTCTAAAACTATTTTTAAGTCAACTACCAGATATGGTATGTTTGGACTATTATAGATTTTCGGAGTTCTAGGCTTTTTTATTTTCATTTTTCAAACTCGGATTTTCAAGTATGATTATCGTGAATGTATTAATTAGATATAATGATCTCGTTTTATTATTTAAAAAGAGGCATAAAAATGTTTGGGATTCTCTTGAAGGTCCATTATTTAGAGCTGAAACAATGGAATCTTGTGCTAGTAGAATAGTGAAAGATTCTATTAATCATAGGTTTAAAAGAGAGAAATTTATAAGGGTTGATAGAGACAATGATTTAGATGGACAGAGATATTTCTATTCTATTACTTTAGATCATATTCCGGAATTTATACAGCTTCCAGAAGATTTAATTTCTTGTAAATGGTTTAGTCTGCGGGATTTAAAACATGTTAAAATATCTAAGAATTTAAAAGTGTTGTTTAATTAAATATTATTATTATGGCAGAATATAAAAATGAAGATAGTGCTGGAGTAATTGCTTTTGGAGTTATTTTAATAATCTTAACTCTTTTAGGAGTAATAAATCCATGAGAACAACTTCCAGAGAGAGATTTAGGGATTATTTTAAATCTACTAAGACTATATATGGGAGAACTGTTAGAGGTATCTCTGATATATTAGATCTTAGAGAGAATAGAGTATTTAAAACAAATGGTAAATTTGGGGTTAATTGGATGGGATGGATGATATTAAAGTCCTCCGGATTTGGATATTGGTCTATCTCATCTATGAAACTTCATCCTATTTATTCCATAGAAGAGGATGGGGATAAATATAACTTAAATGTGGCAAAAGATACCTTAAATGAGAGAAGTGCTAAAGATTATCCCAATTTATCTATAAAAGAATTATTCGATATAATCTCCCCAGAATTTAATGGAATGGTTTATATAGAAGATGAGCTTGATAGCGATCAATCGTTCTTAAATTCTCTTAGATATAAATTAGATCCCGAATTTGATTTAAATAGTGTTAAAAGTAAAAAGATATTTATATATTAAAAAGCATAAAATATGGAAGAAGGAGTTACTAAAGCTACTTATTTAAATAGTATCATTTCAAGTTTATCTGACAAAATTGATACTAGATTTATTTCGGATAGAAAACATACATTTGGGGAATTATACGATTATATAGCATATTTAGAAGCTTTATATTTAACTCAGACCAATGTATATAAAGCAGTTAAACGTACCATAAATAATACTACTTTTATAGTAGTAAAATCTCGTGAATTCCCTCAGGGAGATGTAATTCAGACAAGTAAACTATATCCGATTAAATATATAGATCTATTTGCAGATATTCCAGAGGATAAGGAAATATCTCTAGTTAATATTCCACTCACTGATTTTTATATATAATTATGAGTACAGAAATACTTTCATATAATAAATTCCAAGAAATTTTAAATCCTTATAAGGAATTTTGTGTGGAGATGTGTGAGGTTTTAGATACTACAAGAGTTCTTATATCTGAAATATTATCTATCACTCCTCTTAATTTAGAGCTTCCGGATATAAATAGAATTATTGAAGAGAATCAATTAGATTTAGATTTAACAACTGAGAAATTATTACTTGAAATTGATAAAATGTTTGTATAATGGATATTATATATTTAGAATGTGAGTGTAATTGTTCTGAACATTTAATACGCTTTATCTCTTATGAGGGAGAAGAGGAGATTTATATAGAATATTATTTAAATCCGGAAGTAAGTTTTTGGAAGAGATTAAAAATTGCTATTAAATATTTATTTAATAAAAGATGTAAATTCGGAGCTTTTGATGAAGTAATTGTAAATAAGGAAAGATTAAAAGGTCTTTTAAATAAATTATAATAAAATGGGTATTATTGTAAGTTTTATACTGATGTTAACATCATGGGTTATTTACTATTATGCTGATAAATATAGTATAGGAGATCTTGAAGACTTTAACAAAGTTTTAGCCGTGATAGTGATGATGTTTGGCATATTATTAAGTTTTATATCGCTATTTCAAAAATTATTATGATAAATATAACGAATATAATAAAAAGATTTCCAGAAAATTTTGAGTATTATAACACACTCACTGGAATTTGCACAGTAGAAATACTTGAGAATGATCGTATTAAAATTTTCCCAGGAAATATCATACTAAATAAATACGGACAATATTCATCTTTTGAAACTTCTGAATGTATCTTATTTCCTAAAAAAGATCAACGGGATTGGGAGGCTTATTTTATTGATTCTGGATATAGAATAAATATCTTTTCTAGATTAGCAGGATTAAATATATCTAATAGAATGTTTTATTATAAGGATGTTGGAGATTGCAAGATTAAATTGAATTTAGAAAAACGTAATATTGAGGTATATACATCTACTCCACCTTATTACATAGATACATTAGATGAATTTGGATTTAGTAGTAGAAGATCTATATTTTTAACACCTTTTAAACACTCTTCTTATTTAGACTGGTTGAATGTTCCTAAAGAGTTACCACTTGGAACTTTAGTAGTTGCATCAAATAATAAAACATTTTGGTCAATAGGAACATATGAAGGAAATCAATGTGTAACTACAACTTTTCCAAAAAGGATAAGTGCAAGATATCAGTATATAGTTCCATATAATTTATTCAATTTAGAAACAAAAGAATTTCCGGAATCCGAAATTATGAATGTGCTAAAGGATTAGAATGAAGTATATTATATTCATTACCGGATATATTATAGCTATATCTGCATTTATTAAATATGAAATATATAGTTTATACAGATGGATCTTACAGAGCCTCCAGAAAACAAGGAGGATATGCAGTAGTCTTTTACGATTCTGATATGAATCTTATTAAATACATATTTAAAGGAATTAAGAATACTACTAATAATCGTTGTGAGTTAATGGGATTTATTTCAGCATTGAAACATCTCCCATTTAATTCTGAGGTAGTAATATATTCCGATTCTGAGTATGTATTAAATCCGATTAAGAAAGGGTGGATTTATAATTGGATAAAGACTGATTTTAGAGATAAAAAGAATGAGGATTTATGGAAGGAAATTGTAAATTTATTACCTCATTACAAATTAACTCTTGAGTGGGTTAAAGGACATGAGAATGATGAAGGGAATAATTTCGCTGACATGTTAGCTCAACATTCATCAACAATTGAATTAGATAATAATGAAGACTAAGAAGAAAACATTGAATGATTTTTTAATATGGTTAAATAATTGTGGATTATTAGAGTCATATTTTAAAGTAGTTACCTATATAATAGGTTCTCGTAATATTATATTAAAGAACTTAGATGCGAATGATCCAGATACTTTATTTAATTTTATTTTTATGGATCCAAAGTGGGAATCGAGATCAGATAAGGACTGCGATTGGGAATATATAAAGGCATTATATATTAATTGGTTATTAAATATTGAATAATATGTGTTTAGTTAAATCTCATAAATTTCCGAAACGTGCAAAGGAGGATATAATATGTTTTAAGAAACTACTTTGCGATAATGATTCATTTATTACATACTTTATAGGAGAACCTATTACTTCTTCCATACAGAAAGGGAGAAATAATAAAATATCGCAATTTATCTGGATATTTAAATCTTTATTTATTAAATATATTACAAATGGATTCGTTCATGTGTACTCTAATAGATGTGAGAATATAATGAATGTATTATTGAACACTACATCAGAAAATACAACATATTTTATTTGCAAAATCCCAAAAGGAGCTTTTTATTATCAAAATGAGAATTATACAGAATTAGCAGCAACGAGGATCCAATATTTAATAAGGGTAAAGAGTACAATTAAAGATGCAAAAACTCTAAATGATACTTTTTGGAAAGTTTTACAAAATCCAGATCTTTTTAAAAATAAATTTGGAGGTCCTAGAAATTTCATACATGAATTACCTATTATTAAATGAATCTACAGATGTATAAGAGTTAAAATTAATAGAATATTTTAAGTATGGTTATAATAGAAAACGATTTCAAAATAGAAGAGGGTTCATCTCCTGCTAGATATGATCTATATCTAAAAAAGATCATAAATAAAGGGAAGAAAGATAATTCCGGAAAAAGTTTAGAACGTGAAGATTGGACACTAGAAGGATATGATATGTCAATGCCAACAATTATCAAAACTCTTTCTCATTATTTAACCGATAAAAAGTTAAATGAATGTTCCTTAAAGGATTATATAAAAACATATAAAGATACTATCAATTATTTAAATATTATAATAAATGATTGCTGAAATAAAAGTAATAATTAATAAAGAAGAACTTGAACAAGCGGATAGAATGGGAGTATATAAAGAACCAGTCTATGCTACTACACCATTTGGATTTCATTTAGATGATGTTGAGTTATTTTATTTAAATGATAATGAGAGTAAAGAAATGACACTTAGAATAGATAGAGAATACTTTGTTATTAAATACGATCTTTCTATTTTAAATAAATTAAAACTTAAATTTAATAATTAATGAAAAGTTGGTATGTATATATTGTAAATTTTAATTCTACTAAATTACAGCAGTATGATGTAATGCCTTATTTCTTAGGATGTGCAAGACAGCAGAAATTTGAATCTTCTGATTTAGAAGAGTGTAAAAAATTTATAAAGAAAGAAGGTATGTATATGTTTTGGGCTAGATGTGAGTGGGAAATTCTAATTTCTCCTTGGCCTTCTGTAAGAGATAAATACTTTAAAATAGATGTCTGGGATCAGATAAATATGAATTTAGATGTTTTTGCAACTGTATTTATTGAAAATTTAAATAATAAATAAAATGAAAGAAATAATACAATATATAGAAGATGTTTTTACTGATAATAATGGGTGTCAACGAAAATTTATTATCTGTGCTGTAACCATCTCAAACTCATCTGGAAAATTTACTCGTTTCGGGATTTCTGTAGCAAGAAAGGAGGATATGGCTAAATATTCTTTAGAGTTAGGAAAGAGGATAGCATACGGAAAGGCTTGTAAACGTCCTTTTATATTTGTTGAATGTAACAGAATAGAAGGAATGAATCAAGAAATTTGCAATACTTATTTAAAAACATTTGCTAAGTATTTTAAAGAAGATCCCTCATTTGCTCTTAAATGGTTTAAATCTCCACGTAATAATAAAAAATAATGTCTCGAATCTTTAAAAAGAATAATTCTTATATATATCCTACAGAAGAATTTATATATGAGATTTTATTATATAAACGAGAGGATAATATCATCTCAATTCAAGATAGTAAAACTTTTAAATCCGAAACATACATTCCAGAAAAAACTATAGCTCCTAAAAAGTCTAATACATTCACATATATAGATTTAATAGGAGCTCCAGAGGAGTGGTTATATAATAACGGATATATAGAAATAGACTCCGAAGAATTAATAAAAAAGAAATTCAGGAAAAGTAAAAGTAGTATTTAATAATAATACTTAAAAAGATATTCTTCCGAACTACTTGGAAGTGAATTATATAGTGAAAATTTATATTAATTAAAATACGTTATGCTACTTATTATTGTTATTAGTTTTATTATTATAGGTATATATGTAACAATAAATATAATTGATAGAGGATCGAATTTAAAAGATTTTATCTATTTTATTTTAATTATACTTGGAGTATCTTTGGGAGGTATGATTGAAGACTACAAACAAGAATCTCAAAACAGTTTTAAATCTAAAATAGACCACACAAAAAATTCAGAAGTGTTAAATAATATAGATACTCTGGTTACATACAGAGATAGTGTTCTCCTTATATTTAAATAAAGCATATTTATGGCTACAAGGATCTTTAATATGGAAGGATAATAGAAAAGTTTCTATTGTAGATCTATCTCTCATTCTAGAATATCTAAAGAGAATAATATTATCTGAATAATATGAAAGTAAAACTGTTAAAAAGACTAAGAAAAAAATCTATTAAAAATATTTATATACGTCCTCCGAAACGTCCTTGGGAATCTTATAAAATTATCACTCCTATACAAGATGATGTAGTAGTAATATATTTTTATACTCTAAAAGATATAAAAATCAGTGAAAGAATGCTTATAAATAAAAGGAGGGAGTATGTCTTAGATATAATTTATTCCATGTGATCACAATTTAATAAAATTATAGCTAAGAAATATTTTACTAAGGAATTAAATAGAATTAATAAATTAATACCCTAAATTTATGTGGATAGCAAGAGAAGAAAACGGAGATCTTTATCTATTTAGACATAAACCTTATGAATCCCAACGATACTGGTATTGTGATGAAGAAGACGCTACCAAAAATCGTTTTAGAATAGATCGAGATTTATTCCAGAATGTAGATTTTTATAATAGTCCTGTAGAAGTTGATATTCAACTCAAACTAGATAAATGTAGTTAAACAGTAATGAATTTTATCCATTATGAGAAAAATAGGAATATTCTTAGGAAATTTTGATCCTCCTACTATATGTCATCAAAATATAATTAGGAATGTAGTAAATTACAATCTTTTAGATGAAATTTTCATTGTCCCTAAATATAGAAGTATCAAAGAACCATACTCTACACTTTTTACAGATAGAGTAACTATGTGCAAGAGAGCTTTCAAACCATTTAAAAAGGTTACTATATCTAACATGGAAAGCTTGATAGCTTCTACAGATATGAAGGTTTATAGAGAAGGAGTTCCATCGTGGAAAACTATAGACTTTTTTAAGAATATAAAAGATATAGAATTATATATAATAACCACATACTCAGGATACTCTAAGATTTCAAATTGGGATAAAGGAGAAGAGATATTAAAGAATAATAAATTTATAATCCTTTGTGAGATTAAGGACTTGGGAAAGTTACCTGGAGATATTATTAGTATACCTTTATATGATCATATTAATATTACATCTAATAAGGTTCGAAATTATATAAGATTAAATTCTAATCCATTTCCATTAATTCAAAAAGATGTGTTAGATTATATATATAAACATAATCTTTATATAGAATGAGATACTATATAACAGGACATAGAGATTTATCTAAAGAGGAATTTAATAGAATTTACCTTCCGAAGATAGATGATATTATCAGAGAAGATTCTAATGCAGTCTTTTTAGTTGGAGCATGTGAAGGTGTTGATTTATACACTAGACAATATTTAATTAAATATAACATTAGACTTCAAATCTATGGACCATATTTTGAATCCGATCATATCAATAATATTACACAGGTACATTTTCTTGTAAGTTATGAAAATGCGGCTAATAAGATGATTGAAAACTCAGATATAACTATCGGGTTTATTAAACCTGGTAGAGAGTCAAGTTTTACTGCTTTAAATATCTTAAAAAGGTATATAATAAATAAATCTTAAATTTAAATACTATGAATAGAAAAGAAAGAACTATCTCCGAAACTATGGAGAAATTAATGGTAGACCAAATCGCAAGAGAATTGTATAATCATAATGTGTATAGAACTTATGCTAATTACTATTATGTAAGAGGATTATTTAAATTATATCTTTATTATGAGATGAGGTCTAATGAAGAATATAATCATCATCAGTGGATTGTTGATAGATTATATAGAGCCGGAGTTGATTTTAATTATCCAGAAGTACCAGCTATTAAATCTAATCATGTTATATTAAAGCCAGAAGATAGTTTTCAGAAAGTAGTGGATTTGGAGATTGAGACTACTATGTATATAAATAAAATGATAGAAACTGCGAAAGAGGAGAAGGATTGGCAGACGGAGGGGTGGTTAAAGAGGACGTTAAATGAAGAGCAGATAGACTTTTGTCTGAAAGTATGGTAACATACAGGTGAATAGATCAAAATCGGTGGAAACTAAAGTTTAAATACTATGTTAATACCGAGGTAAGTATGAATTTAAAGGATTCATACCACTGTAACGCGTAGGTGTTGAAACTATATTTAAATATAGAATAAAATATACCCAAGAGTGATCTACTCCTATTATTTAAATAGGATGAAAATGTACGCTGAACCGTCTGATAATTAAATCAGAATATCTTTATTTATATCTTCAATAAAGTAAGGAGGAAACTCCCGGAAGTGAGGGATAAAAAGCTTTCACGATAACAAAATTGGGAAGAAGAAGATATTAGTAGAACTATCCAAGCTATGGCAGAAGAAGATACTGATTGGCAAACTAAGGAAGATACAATTCTCTCATATTATAATAATTTAAATAGGGTAACTGAAGGGGATAGAGATGTTATTGATAACAGCTCTTTTCTTAAACAAAGATAATAATTTAATATAATAACTTATGTTAGTTCTAGATAATATTAATTCAGTCTCGGATGTAATTACAAATTCCTCATCGGAATTATTTGTAATAAACGATAAAAATACTACATTAGACCATCTTAAGAATATAATCAATCCTATATTAGATGGTTATTATGAACCATTTGTATTTAATTTAGATACGTTTAGAAAATGGGTAGAAAGTTCCGAAGAGGATAATTCTACGGATATAGACGCATGTTTTCAGACTATATACGACTGGTTCATTGATTTAGAGTATCCTAGTGGTTTAACTTACTATATTAGGGATACTCTTTATAAGTTACGGTTAGAGGACTATATTAAATTAGAAAATAGTCTACTTAAAGAATTATACGCGGAATTAATTAAAAAGTATGATACTAATTATTCCTCATATAAAGAAATTGAAGCTTTTCTTCAAACATATGATGAAGACAAAATAAACAAAATCATAGACTATTTACTAAATACAAATTTCGAATATGACATTCGAAAATTAAATGGAAAGATTATTCTCCTTTCCGAGGAGGAGAATTCCATTTCATGTAGTAGAAAATTTAACCGCTCAAAATTTGCGGAAGATTCTGATGTATTTCAATGGCTTGAGCATAATTTTAATATTACATATTATCATTTAGGATGAGATTTAAAATACATTCAATATCAGATATTATAACAAACAGTAGTTCAGAAGTATTTCTTGTTTCTAAAGATAGTGAGATAAAGAATATAAAAGGATTGCAAGAGAAACTGAATTTAGGAGACGTATCTGATTTACTAAAGTTTATACATACTTATAGTTGGGGTATAGATAAAGACTATAATTATGGAGATTTATGTATAACACTTGATCATATACGTGATATAACTGATGCTTTCAGTAACTACTTCAATGATAGTGACTGGGATGATAATATCTCAAAAATAGGTATATTACGTGATGAGATGTACAAAGTATTTGCTGAGAGTTTTAAGGATATAGTAGCTATAGTAATAGATAATGGCTATCATTATGAATTTATTGCAAATAATCCAAATTTAAAATATGAAAACTTTCCATATTAAAATTCATTCTATTTCAGATATTATTACTAATAGCAGTTCCGAGACCTTTTGTTCTATTTATAGTGAAGATATATCTAAAGTATTAAAAGTATTATCTCCTTATTTTGGGAACTATGATGTTTTTGATGAATGTTGTGCACAAATATATGGTCCTTTTGGAGATGGTATAGAAGATCCTTATATTGAAATTAGATGTTCTCAAGATTATCGACCTTCATTACTAGAAGAAGGATTAAGATATATATTAGATAAAAATAATATTGATTATACAATATCAAAAGAAGAATAAAAAATATCTTTATATATGGAGTCAATAATAGAGTTTCCAATAATTTTTGTATTTGATTCTAAATACTATAATGAAACTACTATAAGTAATATATTAAATAAACTATTAGAGCCTGAGGGAAGATCATACGAAGATTTCTTTAGAAAGATCCAACCGGCTATTGAAGTAACAACATGCTGCAATCCTAAAGACTTAGCAGTACTAGCTTATGAGATACCCTATTGGATGAGACTTTATTTAGAGAATTTACATAATGTAAAAGGTTATAGTTGTTTAACTTTATAAATTAAGAGATGAAAGATTTTAAACACTTTGGAGTTAAGTTTAAAGGTATAAGTAGTTGTAACTATACCGCAATATGGAGTAATTTAATTACAATACGTCTTGGAGATGGGGAGATTAAGGAACTCCCAGCAGATAAAGCGGAGTTCTACGATGTTTCATTGGGGAATAAGTGTGTGACCGGAAAATGTAATTTCTGCTTAGTGCCAGAAACACATATACTTACTAACGAGGGTGATAAATATATAACAGACATAAAAACAGAAGACTTAGTGTTTTCCTATAATGAGTGTAGTGGAGATATTGAGTTAAAAAAAGTAGACCAAGTATTTGAAAGAGTATATGAAGGAGAACTTATTGAAGTAGTTACAGAAATTGGAACTTTAAGACTAACTCCGAATCATAAGATATATACTAGAAATAGAGGATGGATTGAAGCGTGTAATCTACAAGTGTCAGACGAATTGTTAGAATTTTAATATCCGAAAAGTTGGAAGTATTAAAATAGATTATTATTTTTGTATATAAAATAATAACTAATTTTAATACTTATGAAAACATGTAAATATTGTGGATGTGATATATCCCATCTAAGAGCCAATGCTACCATTTGTGGATCAAGAGAATGTACAAACGCGTATAGAAGAGAACTTAAATCAAAACCTAAGGAGCCTAGGACCTGCGAAATTTGTGGAACGTCTATAGATGATCTTCCTGGACAAAGACGAATCTGTAAAAATCCAGAATGTGAAGCGGAGCAGAAGAGGAGAAAATACGCACAGGCCTTAAAAGAAAAAATATGTAAAAAATGTGGAGATACTTTCCTTGGCACTTCTAAACAAACCTGTTGTGAAAACTGTAGAAAACACAAAGATATAACATTTGAAGTTATAGAACAGAAAGTAGTTTGTGAAGATTGTGGAGCTTTATTAAGAACCGAAAGTAAAAAAGTTAATGGAAAAACTAAGGAGATTATAGCAAAAGGAATGTGTGATGCTTGTAAACAAAAACATAGAGAGAAACTTAGTTTACAAATGAAAGAACATAATCCTATGTTTGATCCTGAGGTAGTTAAAAAAACTTTTGAAACAAGACGGTATAAGTATCTACAAAAATGTGAAGAAGAAGGAAGGCTTCCTTATGTAAGAAAAGGATGTAAAGGTGAAACTAAGGAAGAAAGAGTTCAAAGAATGAAAGAACACAATCCTATGTTTGATCCTGAGACTAGAGCAAAGGTTAGCAAAACTCTTAAAGAAAAAATTTTATCTGGAGAAATTGTTTATGCTAAAGGTCCAGAACATCATTCGTGGAAAGGTAATAGAAATTTTAATAAGGCAGTACGTATAGAATTGAGGAAATGGGTTAAAGAACAAATGGAAAAGGTTCATTATATATGCCAAAAATGTGGAAAAACACACACAGAATTACATGTACACCATTTACATCCATTAAGGGATATAATTTCGGATACTTTAAATAAAAATAATTTAACTATTATAGATATAAATAGTATGGAGGGTTCAGAACAATATTTTGATATAATTAAACAAATAGTTGAATATCATTATCAACATAATGATATTGGGATTGTTGTTTGTCCCCAATGCCATAATGAACTAGATAGTTATTATAAAAGAAAAACCCATGAAAATAGTAAGTATAAAGAAAGTTAATTATAGTGGAAAGGTATATAATATTGGAGTAAGAGATAATAATAACTATTTTGCATCTAATATTTTAGTACATAATTGCTATGTATCATCTAACCCAAATGGGGAGTATTATACTAATGTATGTGATACATGGAAGAAGTTTATTGCTACATTTGCTCCAGATAAGAAAGAAAAGAATATTACTATCACAGAAAAATGCTTTCAAATAGCGATTGGGTCTGAAGGTTCTGCGGACGAGTCGCCGGAGTTCTGTGATTTCTTAGAAACTGTATATAATACTGGAGTAGTTCCTAATTATACTACCAATGGAGTAATTCTATCATACTATGATAAACCTGGAACAGAATATTATGAACTAGCTAATAAAATCCTTAAATATACCCATGATTTTGTAGCTGGAGTGGCAGTTTCATTTGGAAATAAATCTCTCCGACCTTATGCAGAAAATGCTATAAAAGGATTATTAGAGAAAGGTGATTGTTATGTTAACATTCATCATATAATATCAGATAAGGCCTCTGTACAAGACTTTATAAATAGTTGGTATAATTACTCAGATGATATAAAATATCACGTCCTACTGCCTCTGATGCCTTCTGGAAGGTCTACTAAAGGACTTGAACCGGAAGCATGGAAAATTTTAGAGAAGTCAATTAAAGATTTAAATATCACAAATGTTGCTTTTGGAGCACATTTTTATGATTATTTAAAAGAATCCTCTATTAAAACCTGGATTTATCCTCCAGAGAGTTTAAGCAAAAATATGATTCTTAAAAATGGTAAAGTTATTATTACTCCAAGCTCTTTTAACTTAACTCCAATTAAAATATTTGATTTTAATGAAAAAGTATAAAAGGAAAAAGAACAGGTATAGGCCTAATAAGGTCTATCCTGTTAATGATATGCTGATAATGATGGTGAATGAGGAATTAAGACCTTACAATAAAACAATAGATGACATAAGGGACATTAAAGAATGGTATAATTTATATACTTTTAACACTAAATCTCAAGAAAAAGTTTGGAGAGATTATTGTAATAAATTAATTCGCAAACATTTATATCCTTGGTATATAGATAAAAAGCATGCGAAAAAAGAGGTTAGTTGGGTAGCACTACAAGTTGGATTATATTCGGAATATTTAAAACATGAAAATTAGAGTAATAGGAGACCTTCATGGAAGAGATTGGTGGAAGAGGAAAGTTGAAACTGGAGATTCTGATTTAAATATTTTCTTAGGAGATTACGTTGATTCTTATACTGTTTCTGATAAACAAATAATAAATAATTTATTAGATATAATTGAATTTAAGAAAAGTTATGAGGATAAAGTAATATTATTATTAGGAAATCATGAATATAATTACATTTCTCCTTATATAGGTTATTGTTCTGGATATAGATATAGTATATCTAATAAACTCCAAGGTATTTATAGAAATAGTTTACACCTATTTAAATTAAATCACAATATCAAGATATATAATCCTGAAACAGAAAAGGTAGAAAGAACTTACTGGTTTTCTCATGCCGGAATTACAAGTAAATGGTTATCTTTTTATGGACAAATATTTAATAATATTGAGAATGAAAAAGATATAGCTTCTAATCATTTATACTATCCTAATCTCTGTGAAAAGATAAATTTATCTATAGATTCTTATAGATATTTATCTCAAGTAATGTCTATATCTATGTGTAGAGGATATAACATTACCAGATTCTCAAAAATATGCACTATTTTCTCTATCCGGATTAGAAATAGATAGTGATACATATAACAAATACACTTATAATGAAAAATTTTCGGAATTATTACAAAGAGTGTTATGTAGAAGAATTATAAAAATTGATAGACCACAGGAAATTACATTAGTAGACATTTTAAAAGATGCAAAAGAACTATATTTAAAAAGTATTGATAATAATATTAAAGTAGGAATGTGTGATTGTATCAAAACTGCTCTAGAATGTAATCCATTACTTCATATAGGTAGAGGACTTGGTAATTTTTTAGATATAGAACCTCTTTCAATGATTCCAGAGTTTAATCCTGATCATTTTGGAGTAAGTAAAAGGTATGATTATTATTGGTGGCCAATAGACGATTATCATTCAAGGATAAAGGCTTTTGATAAATTAATATCTGAATATAGATTAAATAAATAACTAAATTAATATTTAAAGAAATGTTACCTATATTATATCTAATTAGATATATTCATAATGTTTGTATGAAATTTCTAAAAGAAGTAAACTTCGATGGAGCTGTAGATATGTATATTGATGAACGTGTTAAATCTACTTGTTTAATTGAAAGAATTAGATTAAACAATTTTCGAAGTCTTTTAATGGAAGGTGTAGAAAACTCTATAGATTTAAAGGTTTTTTCAAGAAATTGTGTAAAATTTCTTACTAAAGCTTTTAGTAGCTCTGACATAATAGAAGCTTTTACTCACTGTAATATAAACGAATCATGGGGAAAATTTGAATCCAGTTATAGAATTTGGTATTCGAATATATTAGGATCTGATGTTACAGATTCTGATATATATGATCTTAATTGTATACTACAAGGAGGAGAGGGGCTTAAAAATTCCTGGAAAGATAATTCCTGTAATTTTAATTTACTGCTTACTTATATAAACAGATATAATCATGAACCTTCTAGCTGCTATTCAAACGAACTAAAAATATCTATTCTAAAAGATGCTAAACGTATTATAAAATCAAAAACTGTATCAGGGTTATGTTTAGCCCTTAAGGAATCTTTTCAATGTCAACCAAAATTTTACTATCATAATGGTATAAAAGAAGTACCAGATCTATCTACAGTATTACAATATTACTTTCCAGAGTTTAATAAGGATAGATTTGCTCCACGTTGTACTGATTATAATGGTTTCTGGTGGGATGTTGATGATAAAACTTCAAGAATAGAGGTATTATCTATATTAATAGATATATATGAAAGAAAACTAAATGATAAAAACCTTTATTATATTGGGTAAGTCTTTACTAAAACACATAAAGAAAAATAACTTATATTTTAAGGAAGGGAAAATGTTGCTATAAAAATTGTGTAACAAATACTCTAATTATATCTAAACAAATTAATAGCAAAATTTTATTATATCATTTTAATAATTACTTAAATCTCTATTTATAAATGAAAGGATAAAATCTCTAGTGTATAATAAAAATATCTATGCACATCCTACTCCTATAACAGCAAGGGTAGAAGTAGTTGAAAAAGAAGAAGGATTATACAGTACGTATATATTTAAAGACTTAGATCTAGAAAATGAATATTATATGATAACTAAATATCCAAATTGGAATCAAGGTCCTATAAATATCGGAGATATTGGATATGTTACTTATTATATAATAATCGCAGGAGTATCTAAATGGTATGTTAATTCTGAAGAAAATGTAAAAGAAGTATATACTCCATATAATTATACTCATTTAGCTCTTGTTAAATTTATTAAAGATAATTCTAATATAATTAAAAAAGATAAAGATAATAAACTTAAAATAAAAATTATTTAAACACATAAAGTTATGACATTATTAAAAGAAAGACTATTAGAAGCACAAGAAAGAAAAGAGAATGATATTAAAAACTTTACATGGTTATATCCGAAAGATAGAGATAATGGAAATGTTCAGAATGAGGTTAAATTAGTATCTTGTACTGAGGAACAACTTAAGGGTTTTTATTCCCACTGTAATAAAATGTTATATAATGACTCTAAGGAAAATCCCGGAAGAGTTAATGTGTTAAAAATAATTCAGGACCAAATTACAAAGATTGGAGTCGAGTTAATGCTTCGAGATTTCGAAGCTAAGAATGAGAATTTCGATAGATTCTCTTTCGCATTATCTATCGATGAGTTCTTGGAAAAGAATAAAGATGTAGATCCCAAAGTTGCTACAATTAAGAACTTTATTAAGGTAGCTAGGAAATATGAAGATTTAACTTTACATTCTGTATATGAAGGATGTATTGGGAAGTTGGGATTGTTTGAGAATCCTCATATCACTAAATCTTTTATTCTTAGAATGGGGCTATGGATGAGTAAAATGGCTGGAGATCATAAGAAATTAAAAGAGTGGGCTGAGTTAAATAAATTATCCAGCTTAAATCCTATGGATAAAGTATATAAATATTTAAGACTTAAAGAACATGATAAATTAAGATCTAATCCAACCGGATTAACTTTATCCCAGATAAAAGGGATGTTAGAAATTACTAACCATCCTAAAAAGTATAGTGAATTAACTACAGAACAGCTAACAACTCTTAGATATAGGGTATTGTTAGACTTAAGAACTAGTGTAAGAAGTCATATCTCAAGATGGGAAACTTTAAAGCATCAGATTGAATTGGTTGCTGAATCCAAAGGATTTAAATTGCTTTAAAATGGATTATGAAGTATACGATATAGAATGTTTATCAAACCTATTTACATATACTGGTTACGATTTAAATTCTAAAGAATATTTTCAATTTGTAATACATGATTCTAAAAATGATTATGAGTTATTATATAATCATCTAAGAGGAAGAAAATTAGTTCAAATTGGATTTAATAATGAAGGATATGATTATCCTGTAATACATCATTTATTAAATCATTATGATGAATATGTAACTAAATCTGGACATCTTCTCTCTCAATATATTTATCAAAAATCTCAAGAAGTAATTATGATGGAATTTTCTGAGATTGCAGATAGAAATAAATTTATTCAACAAATAGATTTATATAAAATACATCATTTAAATAATAAAGCTCGAATTTGTTCTCTCAAACAACTAGAGGTTTATATGCGAATGAGAAATGTAGAGGAAATGCCATTTAATCATACTCATTGGTGTTCAGAAGAGGATATTAAATCTATTCTTTTATATAATCTTAATGATGTAAAAGCTACTACTTTATTCTTTTTTATGACAATTGGAAAAACTGATAATCCAATATATAAAGGAAAGGATAAAATATCATTGAGATTAAATTTAAATAAAAAATATAAATTAGGATGTTTAAATTTCCCAGATGTTAAAATCGGAGAACAACTTATTCTTAAATTATATTGTGATAAAACTGGATCTAGAAAATGGGATATAAAACAATTAAAATCTCCTAGAAATAGTATTAATTTAAAAGAATGTGTTCCGAAATGGGTAGCATTTAAAACTAAGGAATTTAATCAATTGTTAAATAAGATTAATTCTACGGTTATATCTAATACTAAAGGGGAATTTAATGAAAGTGTTATATTTCATAATATTAAAATGGAATATGGTACCGGAGGTTTACATTCTAATGCTGATCCTGGAATTTATAAATCTAACGATGAATGGACTATATATGATCAAGATGTTGGATCGCTATACCCCTCTTTAGCTGTTACATTAGGATTATATCCCGAACATTTAGGTAAAATCTTTACTGAAATTTATAATGAGATAGTAAGTACTAGATTAAAAGAAAAAAAGAAACCTAAAAAAGAAAGAGATATGGTTATTATGGAAGGATTCAAACTTGCTGCTAATGGAATTTACGGTAAGTCTGGAGAAGAGTCCTCTTTCTTATATGATCCTTTATATACAATGAAAACAACAATTGCTGGACAATTATTTTTATCAATGTTTACTGAAAAATTAGTAAATGCTTGTCCAGAAATTAAATTTATACAACATAATACTGATGGACTTACGTATTTAGTTAAAAGGTCACATTTATCTTTAGTTAAAGAAGTAACTAAAGAAATGGAAGACTTAACTGGATTATATATAGAAGATAATATGTATAATCTCTTAGTAATGAGGGATGTAAACAGTTACTTGGCTAGATACGAATCTGGAGATATTAAATATAAAGGAATATTTGAAATAGACTCCGAATGTTATAAAAATCCTTCGATGAGAATTGTACCTTTAGCTTTATCTAATTATTTCCTTAATAATATTCCAGTATCAGAAACTATATATAATCATAAAGATATATTTGATTTTTGTATGTTACATAAATCAAATTCAAATTTTACAAGTTTTATGAGAAACGGAGAAGATATTATTAAATTAGATAGAATTACTAGATATTATATATCTAATAAAGGGTATGAATTAATAAAAATAAAATCTAATGGTAAAGATTTAAATTTATCTAAATTTAATCAAGGAGAAAATAGAATTAATGTCGGATACAGAACTACATTATTTAATAAATATATAGAACTTCCTATTGATAAATATGATATAAATTATAAATTTTATATTAGAGAATGTAATAAAATTATAGATATAATAGAACCAAAACAAATGGTATTTGATTTTTGGAAATTATAAATATTTATATGGTAACCAACGAAGAATTATCTCTTAAACTTGATCAAGTTCTTAGAAATCAGGAGGAATTAAAAATAATAGGATTAGTAACAATCCAAATTCTAAATAAATTCATAGAACATGAGAAAGGTCCAGAAGATTTTATTAGGAATATAATAGCTAATATAACCGGAGATGAAATAGAATGGAATAGAAGAGGACAGTATATAAAATAAGTTAATATGATAGAGTTAAAAATACTTCCAAAATTTTATGATGATATTATATATAAGGATAAGAGATTCGAAATAAGAAATATTATAGATAGAACATTTAAACTCGGAGATCTAATTCTTTTAAGAGAATATTACAAAGGAGAATATACTGATCGAGAATGTATTATAAAGATTATATATATTCTAAAAGATCCTGAATATTGTAAAGAAAATACATATATCTTTGGATTTGAATTAATTACTACTAATCATATATAATGAAAAAAGAAGATAGAATAAAAGAGTTAGTAGAACTCTGGAGAAAAAATAATGGGAGAGGTAGAATAATTCTCCCTAATCAATTTGGGAAACAATTATTACTATCTAAAGTATTAGAGCTTTTCTTAGATAAAAATCCTTCTTCTGAGGTATTTATTATAACTCAAAATTATTCTTCTTCTTATCAATGGAATATGTGGTTATATACTCAGAAGTTATATAATAAATGTAAAGCTTATAGTATTTCTTATATATTAAATAATTTATCTGCCTTTATCAAGTTCCCGTTTTTAATAATTGATGATGTAGCTAGTGAGAAAAGTTTATATAGTATTTTAAAGATTCCTTATAAATTCTTATTATCTATAACTTCTTTTTATGATTTAAATTATTTAAAATCTCTTCCAATTGTCGGAGAAATTACTAAAGAGGAAGCAATATCTAATAAATGGATTAATAATTATAAAGAGTATAAAGTTATTATAGATGTAGATGATTTAGATTTATATAAAGAGCATGATCAGAAGTTTTATAAATATATGAAACTATTTAATTATGATCTTACTCTAGCGATGAATTGTTTATCATCTAAAGAGGTAAGAGAAGAATTTAGTAAACTTAAGAACTGTAAAATAGAATTAGTCAATGCTTGTACTTTTGGAGTTTATAGAGAGCTTAAATGGAGAAAAGATTTTATATTTTTCCACCCAAAAAAGAGAGAATTAACTGAAAAGATTTTAGAGTATAATAAATTTAAAAGAGTTATTATATTCTCTCCAACTATAGAAGAGTCTTATAAGTATGGAGATATTCAATACAATAGTAAACTATCAGATAAACAGAAGTTCGAAGCATTGAAGCATATAAATTTCCCAAGTCCGATATTAGTATCTGCTGTAAATGATATTTCTCATGAAATAAAGTCGCAATTTGATGTGGAAATTATTACATGTAATAATTCATCTAATATATTAAAAGAGAATAGATTAAAATTAATAAAAGAAGAAGGTAAGATTTTTACATTTGTTATAAAGAATACTATGGAAGAAGCTTGGTACAAATTAAGTACTTTAGATAATGATTATATAACAATCACTGAGAAAATGCTACAAAGAGTCTTAGAAGGAAAAGAAATCTTAGAAGAAAGAATTGAAGGCCCGGAAATGATTTATAATTATTAAATATTTAACATGAAAGAATATAACACTCCGTATGATGAGTTTGGTTGTGAACATGGTCCTGGATGGTACGGATTAGTTTATCCTATTATATTTGATATAGAAGAATATAATAAGACTCATCCAGATAAATCACAACAAATAGAAATTTTTCAGATAAAAGAGAAATTTGGAGAATTATGTATTTACTTAGATAATGCTCCAGAAGATATTAAGAAAAAAGTTAGAAAGGCAGAAGAATTATCTAAGAAAATATGTGAAGTATGTGGTTCTCCTATAGATGTAGTTACATATTCTAAAAATGGATGGATACGTACTCGATGTAAGGATTGTAAAATTTAAAAATTATGCCATACTACAGAATATTAATGAATGTGCCATGTACAAAACTTGCAAAAGTTGAGGTATATGCTAAATCTAAAGAAGAAATTATAGAATTCTTTGAACGTAATAGTTATATAGATAGAGATCTGAACCAGGAGAGTATGGAGATATTGCGTATTATGATAGTATAGAAGATCTTGTAGAGGTATCTACTACCGTAGATACATACTATGATGAACCAGTTATATATGAGGATCTTGAATCTATAACAGAAATTTCAAATTAATTTATGCCATATTATAATATATCATTAACTATTCCTTGTGATGTAAAAGTCTCAACTACTGTGTATGCAGAGTCCGAAGAAGAAATTAAATGTTTCATAAATAAGGGCTATATAAATAGAAATGCTACAAATATAATTGAAGATATTGGTAACTTTTGTAATGCTTATGATTTAGTTGAGCTTGCTAATATAGTTGATATAGAACCAAACACAATTGGAGAACAATATATAGATCTTATAGAAGAATTAAACTAACACTATTCCATTCACGTAACATCTAATAAACTAGAATTAACCGTGCTTGTTTGTGTTATATTGTATAACAATATAAACAAACATTAATGGAAAAAATCTCAATCTCATTAGATCGTGAATTAGATCTAATGACACAATATAATCTATCAGCCGAGGAATGGTGGATTATACAATTATTATTTCTCGCTCAATATCCTGAGGGAAGGATAGATCCTTTAGAACGATATAGTAAAATTATAGGTGGATTTAAATATGATATAATTGAATCTCTCCAATCTAAAGGAGTATTAAAAAAGATGAATATTAAAAAAGGAGATCATTTTGAGATAGATGATTTACAGTTTAATTATGTAAAAGGTGAAGATAAGAAAACATATCCATTAGATATTCCATTCACTGCTAATTTTATTAAGTCTTATTTAAAACATTCTGGGGAATTAGGGAAGGAATTGTTCCTAGAATACCCAAGTTTTATATACATTAATAATTCTCCTGTAAATGCTCGTAGTATAACGACTGGGAATCATTTCGGATCTATGGAAGATTTCTTTTTCTTTTACGGAAAGACTATCAAATGGAATCCAATATTACATAGAGAAATAATTGACCTGCTACAATGGGGAAAAGAAAATGATATGATAAAAATGGGGATTTCTACATTCGTTATTAACCAATCATGGATTGCTTTAAAAGAGGCTAGGGATAAGGGTATGGGATCGGTGGATATAAATACTCTTATATGAATTTAATTGATTCTTTTTATCAAAAAGTAGAAGAAGGGAAGAAAGGAAATAATATGGGTATACCATCTGGATTTCCTAAATTGGATAAGTATATATATGGTATACAAAGAAGGTTTATGAGCACAGTTATTGCCGATTCGGGTGCAGGTAAGAGTTCTGTGGCCATATTCATGTATATCTATAAACCTTTAGTTTATTCCTTAGAACATCCAGAGATACCTGTAAATATTCTCGCATTAAGCTTTGAAATGTCAAAAGAAGTACTTCTCGCTAAACTTCTCTCTCTTTATATCCTTGATAAATATCATATTGATATTAGTTATTCTGAAATATTCTCATTAGATAAACCTGTTTCAGATGATAAACTTAAATATATCTATGATGCTAGGGATTGGTTAACTAAAGTAGATGATAAATTAACCATCTACGACACTCCTTTAAATTCCACTGGAGTATATAATATCCTCAGAGCATGGGCTGGATATTTTGGGAAGTTTGAAACAGATGATAATGGTGAGAGGTATATAAAGAATGATAGAAACCAATATTTAATAACAGTATTAGATCATTGTAAGTTATTAAAGAATAATGGTTCCGGAATTAAGCATGAGATAGATGAAACAGCTAAACATTTTATTTATTACCGTAATTTGTGTGATATGACAATATGTGCTGTTCAACAAGCTAATAGACAATTTAAATCTATGGATAGAAGAAATTCCGAACACAATTATCTAGAATTACAAGATGCTCAGGATACTGCGGATATGACACAAGCATCAGAAATTGTTATTGGTGTCTATCATCCATTTAGAGAAAAGAAGGCTAAGTGTGAAGGGTTTGATATTAAGAAACTACGTGACCACTTTAGGCTAATTCAATTACTCAAAGGAAGATTTGGACAATCTGATGTTGTTGAGGGTTGTATTTTCCAAGGAAGTATAGGATATTTCAAAGAATTAGATCCTCCCGAAGATGGAAAGAGATTTGATTACGATAGAGTTCTGAGAATGGATTATTTATTCGAAGAATTTGATAATCAACAAAAGAAAAAAGAAGAGTTAGATAGAGTTATTAAAGAAGATGAAGAAGATGAAGTACTTGAATTTAATTTTAATGTATAAATGGCTATAGTATTACCAACAAGTAAAATACAACCAACAGAAACTGAACCTAGGGTATTAGTTATATTCTCGAAGCCAAAGAGTGGTAAATTTTATTAAAATATTTGGATAAGTAAAATTTTATGGATATCTTTGTAATTATTATTAATACAAATATATAATTATGAAGAATAAAATTTTACAACTAAGTAAGAATTGTAATAGTCTAGAAATAGCTAGAATACTATCATTATCTCTAAATGAAGTAGAAAAAGTTTTAATTGATGAATATTTTCAAAAGAAATGGAAGATATCTAAAAAGGATCTTGAAGAATTAGCTGCAAGAATCTATAATGAATCTCCAACTCTACTATCAGATGAATTTAATATATCAGAAGTAACATTAAAAAAATATTTAGCAGATTGCAAATTGTTTAATACTAAGAAAAATGTTATCTATGTTCAAAAATCAGAGGAAGAAATTGAAAAATTAGTTCCGGATATAGTTTTAGATTATAATAACCAATTATCTATTGCACAATTAATGGTTAAATATAAGTTATCTAAAGATAAAGTTAAAGAAATTTTACATAATAATGAAATTTCAACCGGAAAAGTGACCTGTAATGAACATATATTTGATATAATTGATTCGGAAGAAAAGGCATATTGGCTAGGGTTCCTATATGCAGATGGAGCAGTGGGGAGTGCTGATAATACTATTGAATTAGCATTAAAACTTTTGGATTGTAAACATCTATATAAATTCAAAACTTTTATAGAAGCCAAAAGGGATATAAAAATAGAAACTAGTAAAGTTAAAAGATGCAGATTCTCTGTAAGTAGTAAACATTTAAAGTCACAACTTATTAAATTAGGTTGTACTCCTCAAAAGTCCTTAACTCTTAAATTTCCAACTAAAGAACAAGTTCCAGATGACTATATCATTCCATTTATAAGAGGGTATTATGATGGAGATGGAATATTAACATATAGTTGTTCTACCACTGGTAGAATAGTTTTAGCTACTGGTATGTTGGGAACTGAAAATTTTTTAACTGGAGTTTTAAGTAAGTTTAAGTATCCATTACATTCTATTTTGCGTTTAGCTAGTTTGGAAGGATCAAGCGAATGTAAACAAGTAAATTGGTCAAAAACTGATTCTGAGGAGTTTTTAAATACTATTTACAAAGATGCTACAATTTTTTTGGATAGAAAATATTTACGATACAAATATTTTAAAGACAATGGATTTGCCGTCCAAAAAAGTAATTTTTTGGATAATGACAGAGCAATATCGGAAGAGTCTAAACAATGGATTAATCAGTATTTTAGTATAGATATTGATTCCTTATTGCATGATAATTCCGAGATAAATATAGAAAGTAACGATTCTATATCATCGTAACGCGTAGGTGTTGAAACTGTATTTATTTAAATACAGAATAAAATATACCCAAGAGTGCTCTGCTCCTATTTAATAGGATGAAAAAGTACGCTAAACTGGATCAGAAATAACTGATCGATAATCAATGAGGGAAACCTCCAGAACTAAAAGATAAAAAGCTTTTAGGATAATATAATTGAAATCAACGGCTTTAAGCTTATTAGATAATAATTTAATACTAGATACAGAAGGAGGAACAGCGTATATTGAAGCATTAAAAGTAGATGTTTCCTCAGTTAAAGATATATTAGAAGTATGTAAACAAATTAAAGCGGCAGGATATCCTTATAAATACATAACTCTAGATACCTTAACTTCTTTAGAGGAAATTCTACAACCGTATGCTTTAAATCTATGGAAGAAATCTAACGCATATAATCCAGAAAAGAATCCGGAACAATTAAAAGTAACGGATGTATATACTTTACCCTTTGGATTAGGGCAGAAGTATATGAGAGATTCATATTTAGCAGTAATCGGATTATTACAACAAGTATGTAAGAGAATTATTCTAGTATGTCATTCAAAAGATGCGAAAATAAATGAGAATGAATTAACTATAAAAGATATTGATTTAGCTGGAAAGTTATCTGATATTATTGCATCTAAATATGATGGAGCTGGATATTTATATAGGGATAAAGATGATAATACTGTTATTACTTTTGATATAAAACAGCTTGCAGCAGAATGTAAATGTAGAGTTCCTAGATTAGATGGTAAGAAGTTTGTATTAATCGAGAATCGAGATGGAAAATTAATACCTCATTGGGATCGTATTTATTCTTCCGAACCCTATAGTGGAGAAGATGTAATTACTACTCCTCAGATTAATGTTGCAGATATTTCAGATGAAATAGAATTTAACAAAGAAGATCAATCTGAAAATTCTAATACATCCGAAGAAAAATCTGAAGTAGGTGAACTTTCAAATATAGAATTATAAAATGGAAATAGAACTTAATCTTGTAGTTACTCTATCAGATAATTTAAAAGTTACTGGAGTTAGAATTAATAAACCATCTGACTCTTTTGAAGAAGCAGCTTCTAAAACTATTGCTGTAGTAACTCCTAAAAGATCTAAATCTAAAAAAGATCAGGATACAATAGTTCTGGAAGATAATAAACTAGTATTAACTCAGAAGTTATTAGATAAAATTAATGCTGAACCAGGAGATAGATTACTAGTTTCTTTTAAAGAAGAGAATGGTATTTACTTTCCAGTAATTGCTAAATCAGAAGTTTTCGCAGATCCAGAATCTGGAAATAAATTAACTAAAAGTCTTACTCTTTCTTATAGAGGAAAACAGAGAGAACAGTTATTAATCTATGGTACAAAATTTAGATTCGAGGAAACTTCCGAAAATTCTAAAACATGTAAATTAATTGGAGATAAAGAAGTTAAAGCAGATGATAAAGTTATTAAATCTAATAAAGATATTGTAACTTTTGATTCTGATGAATTGGAAGATAATACAAAGAAAACTTATACAAGGGAATTAAAAACTCCTTTTGAAGTTACTTTGGAAGATGAGGGAGATTATGAAATTCCAACAGATCTTAAAAACTTAGATTTAGAAGGATTAGAAGAAATAAATCTAGATGATGAAACACTTTTTAATTTAACTAATTAATTTATTTAAACATTATGGCACTAAATTTTGGAGCAGATTTTAACAATGCAGGAGAACACACATTAGCTAAAGGAAGTTATTTACAAGGTGATAAAATTCATATTATTAAATTAAAAGAAGCGAAAGCTGATAGACAAAAATTAAAAGATGGAAGGGAAGTAGATACTATCAACGTAGTATTTGAGGATGAAAATGGAGCAACTTTTGAAGATAGAACCTTTGAATTAACACAAGACTCTATTGAAAGAAAAACATTCGAGTGGGGAACTTCTGCGTCTATGTATGATTCCGCAGTATTAAAGTTCCGGTGTTATATTGAACACTTCGCACCTAAATATAATGAAAAACTAATTAAAGGAGAAGTAAAACTTGAAATGAAGAGCTGGAAACAATTCCGGGATTCGATGGTTGCAATTCTCCAAGCTGTTATTAAACAGAAAACTCCTGTATGGTGTAAACTTAAATTAATTAAGAATAGCTCAGGATTTGCTAGTCTTCCTTTCTTTGCAGCAGTAGATAAAGAAGGAAATGCGTATGTAAACAATAACTTTATCGGCAATGTAGAAATTTTGAAACAACAAGATAGGGATATTGCATTTACTGCTTCTGAAATCAAGAAGATTAAAGCTAGAGAAGAAGCTGCTTCTGGAACTACTACTTCCACAGAAGAATTAATTTCTTCTAATCCGGAGGAAATTTCGGATATTAATATGGAAGATTTTGAAAATATGACTCTGTAATGGGAGTTAACCTCAGTAAAGTAGATGTTTCTAGTCCTCCTTTAATAGCTGATTACGATTCCGTGTTCTCTGAGAAGTTAACTCAAGAATTATTACTTAGATATAATTCAGAAGAAACTTATATGGAACATTATTTGGGAATTCCAGTTAAAAAAGGGTTATTTAAGTCCCCACTTAGAAAAGATAATACTCCTACATGTGCATTTTTTAGAGATAGTGCAGGAAGGCTCGTATTTAAAGATTTTAGGGGCGATTTTTATGGAAATTTTATTGAGGTAGTTAAGTATAAATATAATGTTTCTTATTCTAAAGCGTTAGCAATTATTGCTAATGACTTTGGGATAAGAAAAAATATTAACTTTCCAGTTAATAAATCTTGTATAAAAGAATATACTAATTCGAAATTTGAAAAGACAGAAGGATCTATTATTAAAGTTAAAGTTAAGGATTTTACGGAAGAGGAATTAAAATGGTGGGGAAAATTTGGAATAAGTCTGAATACTTTAAAGAAATTCTTTGTATTTTCCTTAGAACTAGTATATTTAAATAATGAAATATTCTCATTTAGCACCTCTAAAAAGTTTCAGTTTGGGTATTACTATCCTACTAAGGACAAAGAGAAGCAATTGTGGAAAATTTACTACCCAATGAATAAAAAGTATCGTTTTATAACTAATTATAAGAAAAGTATAATTCAAGGTATTCATAACATGCCGAAGAATGGAGAATATTTAGTAATAACTAAATCTCTTAAAGATGTTATGTGTTTATATGAACTTGGGATACCTGCAATTGCACCTAATTCAGAGAATCAGTTTGTGAGTGATATTTTATATTCTAAATTAAAAGAAAGATTTAAGAAAATATTCTTATTTTACGATTCTGATTTAGCTGGGATTAGTAATATGAATAAAATTAGAAAGAAATTTTCTGATATACTTCCTATATATATTCCGAGGAGATATAAGGCTAAAGATATATCAGATTTCTATTCTAAATATGGAAGTTTAAAGACTTTCGACTTAATAGAAAATACGAAAAGGTTATATTTAAATGGATAAAGTACAAGAAATAGAGTTAGAAGAATGTATAGCTGATATAGAAGCTGCTTTACATAGTATTTCTAATTTTAAAAATAAATATCACAATGATATTTTTAATATTATAAAGATAATGTATTATCTTGACTTAATAAAACTAGACATTGATTCTTTAAAACATCTCCTAAAAAATTCAGTAGAAGAATAACAAATATTTAATAAATAGTAGAAAGATTTAAAATAATTTATGAAAGATTTAAAAATCATCTGTGATATAGATGGAATAGTTGCAGATTTTATGGGACATTATAAAAAGTGGTTTAATGTAGATACATATCCATCTAGATTACAAGAGTATGCAATATTAAAAAATGTATACAATTTAAGGAATAATAAGAAATTTTGGACAACCGTTCCTAAATTAAGAGATATTAATTTCCCTATAGTTGCTTATTGTACTAAAAGAATTAATTCTAAATCATATACTAAGGAATGGATAATTAAAAATAATCTTCCTGATAAACCTATTTATCAAATGGTATGTTATTCAGGTAATAAATCGAGGTTGATTAAGGGGAAATGTGATGTATTTATTGAAGATTCTATAGCTAATTTTATAGAGTGTAATAAATCCGGAGTATTTACATTATTACTGACTACTCCAGAAAATAAACATTATAATACTCCTCTTAGAATTGATTCTCTTAATTATTGGGATATAATAAATAAATACGAAGAATATAATAAATATTAAATACTATAATTTAATCTTATGGAAGTTATGAAACTTGAACAAGTAGAAGTTGATAAACTGTATAAACAATTAGCTTACTATATTTGTCACTATGGATGGTTATTAATATCTATAAATAAAACTAATCATAAATTTAAGGAGCAGAATTATTTAAATATTGCATATGGATTAAATCAATCCACAATAACATACTATACACATCCTACTAATGTAGTAGATATAATGGATTTATTTGATAGAAATTTATTCAGGAATATTATCTTTGAATATTTAGATGTTTACTTCGGAGAAAATAATAGAAAGTTTAAAGATATAATAATAACTCCAGAAATTCCTCAAGATATTTGTATAATTGCTTTAGATAAAGAATCTAGAGATGAAATAATAAAAGCTCTAGAAGAAATACTTCCAGAGTATTTTGATTATATCGATTTAATTATAGAAAATGAAGATTGACAATTATAAAACCTATTTAGATACTACTATTTTAAAATGTCTTAATGCATGTAGTACTTCTAATGAGATAGAGGTATTTTTAAAACTTATAAACTATCTCTTTAAGAATTATAAAGAAGAATTATTTGTGCCAGAGTATTATATTATAAATGCTATTAAAAATAATTCTACAGACAAAGTTTTAGGATGTCTATATGAATGTATCCTTAATGAAATACTTAAAGATTTATTGGGAAATGAAAATATACTAGATTCTATAAGCTTTCATGTCTTAACTACTGATTTTGGATTTAACCTATCTATAGAATATTTTACAACTGAAAATTTTCAATGTGGAAGAGAATTTATCTTAGATTTGAGAAGAATTATTCCAAACATTATTATATATGAAACTATAAATGGAGTACCGCAAAAAAGAAGAACTGATATCTAAGGAAGTATTATCTAAATTTAAGATAAAAATATTATCAATAAACACTTTAGATATAACAGATGAAGTATATTTTTCTGATAAATATTCTAATTATATATCTAATTCTAAATTAAAACTGATAAATCCTGATGAAGGAGGATCGTTTAAAACATATTTAGAAGGATTAAAATCTAAATCTACCGGATCTCTAGATTTAGGATCGGCGGTTCATGAGTTGATCTTAGAAAATGAATCGTTTGAATTAAATTCTTACACCAAACCATCAGGTAAAATTGGGAAGGTTATAGAAAGTATATTTAAATATAGAAATAGAGGATATTCTATATTAAATTCAATTCAACGAGCTTCGGAGGAAATTTCTTATTACGTATCTCAATTAACTAATACTAGAATATCTAAAATAATCTCATCTGGACTTAAATATTATCTTTATTTATATAAACATAAGGATATTAAATATGATAAAGAACAAATAATCTTAGATGAGAAATCTAGAGAAACCTGTATAAAGTGTGTAGATTCTATTAGAGGGAATATAGATGCAATGAATTTACTTCTTCCAGATGAATTTTCATTAGATCAATATTTAAATAAGAATGAGGATACTATTATAATGGAAATAGTAGTAACCTTCCCTAATAGTACTTCTGATCCAAATGCAGAAGAAGTAAGTATTTTGTTAAAGTTAAAAGCTAAGATAGATAATTGGAATTTAAATATAGATGAGGGTTTATTAAATCTAAACGATTTAAAAACTACAGGTGAGTAAAATTTTTTTATTGTATTTTATTTGTTTTATTTCATTAAATGTATTTAATTTGTATATTATTAAATAATACAATAAAAATACATTTATGAATAATTTAAATCAAGCTATTAGTGATTATGAACATTTATTTATAGGAATTTGTGAGTTAAGTAAAAAATATAAAATTCCTAATAAAGAAATTAGAAAAGCGTTAGAAGATAAAGGATATTATTTAGGAAAAGGAGTATCTCCAAAAAGTGTTGTGCATATTAAACTTGCAGTAGAGGAATATAAAAATATTCTTAATGCTGGTGAAGAACCTAATATTCATCAACTGGCATTAAAGTATGATATTTCCGATACGTCTATAAAAGACAATTTAATTAGATTAAATCTTCCTGTTGTAAGATACCCTAAAAAAATCCATTTTGATGAACATGTCTTTGATGTTATAGATACTGAAGAAAAAGCATATTGGCTAGGATTTTTAACTGCTGATGGGTATATTTGTAGTAGAGATAATACATTTGGAATTAGTCTAGCTAGTATAGATAAGCATCATGTAGAAAAATATGCCACATTTCTTAAATGTCCTCAACATGTTAAATTTAAGAATAACGAATATGCTGGAATATATAGATGTGATTTAGGAAACGCTCATGTAAAGCAAGTATTACAAAAATATGGATTTACTGCTTCTAAATCTTTTGACTGTACCTTTTTAAAAGACCAGTTTTTTGCAAATTCCGATTTAATAAGACATTATATTAGAGGATATTTTGATGGAGATGGCTGTGTCAGTTATAAAAAAAAGTATAGAAAAACAATTAATGCCACTATTTATATTCCGATAGTTTCTATAGTTGGAACAGAAGCTTTTTTACAAGAATTAAGAAATAAATCAAGTTTAATTTGTCTTTTTCAGTCACAACAAAATTTATGGAATTTATATGGATCTGGAAAAAAGGCAAAAGATTTTCTTTATTACATTTATAATAACGCTACTATTTATCTAGATAGAAAATACAATATTTATAAAAATTATATTGCCCCACACTTAGAGAAATCGAGTGTTCCGCAGTGGCCAATATCGGTGGATACTGAAATGTAAATACCGAGATAAATTCAGAGATCACGAAAGGCTCTGAATCATCGTAACGCGTAGAAGGTGAATAAATATAATCCTTCCAAGAGTGGCTGCCACCTTAAAGGGTGAAAATGTACGCTGAACTATATCGAATAACAAGATATAGAAATAAAGGATAAAAAGCCTTTATGATAACAAAATTGAAACCATGGTATTTATTCCCAGGATCTATAGTAAATGAAACTGGAGAATTTGTTGAGGGTTCCTTTCAACATTACCATTATTATCGTCAATTAGCAATGTATTATTGGATGTTATTATCTTATTTAAATAGAGAAGATTATAAGGTATCTAAATCATATTTAAATATTATATCAGTACAAACTATTCCAAATTATTCTAGTACAGTATTTAAAATTCCAAATAAGTGGCTACTTAAAGGATTAAAGGAATTTAAAACCTTACTATCATACGCTGCTTATGCTGAATATAATAAAGAAAGTATATTATCATGATTCCATACAGAGATGATGTTTTAATATCAGAACAAATAGTACAAGATTTAGTTAATCAATTTAATAATTTAACTCAAGAAGAAAAGGAAAAATTCTTCAAGAAAGTTTTATGTATAGGCTCTTTAGCTGTAGACTCTTTAGATACTGTTACAGCTTTAATATCTATACTTATTGCTATATATAGAAAATATTCCGAGAAACATCCAGATGTTCCTATAGAGAAGTTTACCAAAGCGTTTTTAAAAGATATATCTACCTATGACGATTCATGGATGGAAAATTTCTTACCTCTATGTAAAGCTATCACTGACTGTAAAAAAGTAAACCTATGTGGGCCAAAGAATCTTGAGGAATGTAAGTCTAAGATAACTAGTGTATTAGATAAATTACTTCCATTTTAATATAGGAATATCATCACTTTAGATAAAAACAACACCTCACTAGAAATTATTAATAAATTTTTAGTGATTAATATTTTGATAACATTAAAAATCCCCTTATCTTTGTACTATCAAATTAAGGAAAAATATAACAACTTAAATATTTATTAACCTATAAAATTTTTAGAATTATGGCAAAATTGTTTATGACCAATGTAAAAGGATTTAGTAAAGAAGAAGCAATGTGTGAACTTCCGTTAGAAATTAATCAAAATGCAACTGCAAAATGGCGTGCTGCCGGGGAACCTACTTTTGGTTCAGATGATTTCAGAGCATTTGCTGAGAATTTTATCAGCAACAAACATATGATTACTGGAGCTGGTGCTTATATTCAGAAAACTTCTCCTGTAGCTGATACTCGTACAAAACCTTATAAAATTGTAAACTTCAAGAAAGAAGGTAAGACTAAATGGGAAACTGTATATAATGTTTGTGAAGCAGAATTTAACTTGGATAAAGAAGGTAAATTTAAATCAATCGAATCAATTGGTATGCCTGTAGATCAATCTGCTGTTAATAAGGCTGATGCTGAACGTAAAATGCGTGAATTGATTGCTCAAAATAAACGTAATTATGTAGTAAGAAAGACTAAAGAAGTTGTTGAGGATGAAGCTTCTAAGAACGGAGAAATCTTGTGTGCAGGTGTTTATACTCCGTCAATTACTACTAAACAAGGAGAATTTTATGTATTTGGATTAGTTAAAGAATAATCTTAAATATAATAAAATATTTATACAAATATATAATTAATTAGAAGGGTGTAATATTAATTTATTACACCCTTTATTTTTAAAAACATAACAGTAATAATTTTAACAGTGTCGCTACTTAAAGCCGTGATTAAATATGAAACTAGAATTATCTAAATCGATCTTAGAATCTATCTCAAGTAGAGTAAATAATGATATTTTTACATTTGATGATGTAGAAAGTGAATATAAATTGGATAATATTCAAGAAAAGTTATATAATAGATTATATAAAAACTATCAGGATTTAACTCCACCACAATTTGATTTAGATACGTTTAGATTTACATATAAAATACTTTGTCAAAACTCTGGAGTGAAGAAGACTCCTCAGAAACAATTAAATAAAGTTAAGGATAGAAAAATTGTATATGATGCTACTACTGATGAATCTTTCAAAAGTAGAATTGTCGGTTCATCTGTAAGAGATGAAGAAGGTAAAGTAACACATTATGAATTTAGAATCCTTATTAGAGATAAAGAATCTTTTGAAGGTACTCTCACATTATCTGAAATGCAGGATATTTATGTTGGATATTCTAATAGAGGATATAATTTATCAGCTAGGAAATTATCTGAGAAATTCCCACAATATGATTTGATTCAATTAAAGAAGATTTTAAGAGCATTTCAGATTACTAAAGATTGTTACCCATTTGCTCCGCATATTGCAGAAAGTAAGAGTAAAGAGGAATTAGAAAGGATGTTATTGGATTTAAAATTACATTCTGCTTCTAAGAATGCTGATAGAGATGAGGTACAAGATAAGAATAAATATATCTTAGAATTAACTAAGGAACTTAACAAGTATAGGGATAAAGAAACATTTGTTAAGGATTTACTTAGAATTCCTGTTAAATATAATACTCCTATAACGTCTTTATATTCCGATGCTAATGAATATACTAATACGTTAGTTATATTCTTGTCTGATATGCATATCGGAGCTTATAATCCTAAATATGGATTTATACAATTGGAAGATTATAATAAAGAAGAAATTAGTAGGAGATTAGATAAAGTATATAATTTTATTATTAATAAATTATTTGATAATTTAATTATCTGTAATTTAGGAGATAGTGTAGATTCTTATAAAGGTGAAACTGTTAGAGGTCATGAATTACCTACTACTATTACTCCAAAAGAACAATCTAAGATGTATTTAGATGTTATGTTAGAGTTCTTTAATAAATTACTTGATTATGTAGAAAATTCTCATATTAAATATATTTGTATTGGAGATTCAAACCATGACGGTGACTGGGGATGGCTAAATAACGTTGTTCTTTCTGCTAAACTTAAAGAACTAAATATAGAATCCTATATTTCTGACCTTCCGATCGATAAATTTGATATTGGGAACAATTCTATATTATTCATGCATGGTGATATATTTTTCATATTTTTAATATAATTATTTGGTTTCCATGGAAATAATTTATATATCTGTTAAATAATAATATATTTAATAAATAATAGAATTATAACATGGAAAAATTTTTAAATTTATTTTTGAGGAGTGAATTAAGTTTACTCGATTTTTGTAAGCAATATAATCTATCTAGAGTTGAATTTGAAGGTTATATTAATGACAAAGGGTATTATTGGAAGAATGGAAGGTCTGGCATAAAAGTTAACCTATTTAAACTGGCAATAGATGATTATGTAAATTCTTTAGAGAGTGTAGGAGCTTCTGCTAAAAGATTTGGAATTAATTCTCAATCTCTTAGTAAAGATTTAAAAGAATTAGACCTTTATGATGAATCCAGAAAAGGTAAGTCAATAAAAAATATAATGAACGTATTTTTGATACTATTGACACAGAGGAGAAAGCATATTGGTTAGGATTTATCTTTGCTGATGGATATATATACTCATCCCCAATCGAAGAGAAAAAATCTAGAACAGATTGGAACTTTGAATTATGTGCTTCTGGTACTGATAAAGAACACATGGAAAAATTTGCCAAGTTTATAGGATACACTAAAGAATTAAAGATTACTAAAGCTGATAATAAAGGAAATACTAGATGTAGGGTATGTCTATCTAGTCAACATTTATGGAAAACACTTAATAGTTATGGTTGTACTCCTAGAAAATCTTTAACCTTAAAGTTCCCAAGTCTAAACATATTTAAGGACGAGAGTTTAGTATGGGACTTTATAAGAGGTTATATAGATGGAGATGGGTGTATTTCATATGTAACTAAAGATCATTCTAAAATGCTCCTTTCCTTATTAGGAACAGAAGATTTTTTAAATTCTATACAAGATGTATTTTCTACTAAGTACACTTTGGAATATAATCATAATGATAAGAATTCTAAAACTAGAGTACTAGAAATAGCTTGTAGACCAGGGCTTAACATTTTACATAAATTATATTCACACTCAAAAATATATTTAAAAAGAAAATATGAAAGATATTTAGAATATTGCCGTCTATATGAGGAATCATATAGAGAATTAGAAACCAATAACGGGGAAGGCTGTGATGTCAATCCCGTGATAAGTACAGAAAGTAAAGAGTCTGTGCCATCGTAACGCGTAGAACTTGAACCTCGAAAGAGAATAAAATAGTTCCAAGAGTGGTTTCTACCCCAACACTTTTATAAGTAGTGGGTAAAAAGGTACGCTGGACTATAGCAAAAAGAAGCTATAGAAGTTAGGATAAAAAGCCTAACGATAACAAAATCGAAAGATAGCGATTCCCAGTTTAAAGGAATGCCTCTTACATTAAATGATAGAACAATAAATTGGGTAAATGATTATATTTATGATTCTGGATTAAAATTTAAAGACAATCTCTATGTAGTAAAAGGAGATTTACATCAATACGCTATAACTGAATCGAGAAGGTTTCAGTATATATCATGTCCAAGTTTATATGGATCTTCTAATTATATAGCTGCTAATTTTGGAAAAACTAAATGGGGTGTAGCATTTATGGAGGTATTTGACACTCATATCACAACTGGAGTAATTAAAGAGTAACAAAAAAAAATATATTTATTATTTAATACTTAACTATAATTAAAAATAGAAAAAATGAATGCATTTATATTTTTATCAGAGGATTCTTCTAAAACTCCTATATTATATTTAGATAATCCTCAGGAAGTTCGTGAATTTTGTAAGAAAAATGATATCGATTTAAATAGTTATACTGATGCAAATTGGGATCTTACTTATGCTATTGAGGATTCTGATTATTCTGTATGTATATCTGATATAACCTCTAAGGAATTTAGAAACTTTTTAAAATATTACTGCATGAATCTTTGGGATGTAGTAGATTTTATTACATTATCTAAAAAACTTAATGAATTTGATTTATATATCAGTATTTTATATTATAGTGAGGATTTTATAGAAAATATACTTGAAGAATATCCAAAAGCTCTTAAACGATTTATAGGAGCTCTAGAGCTAAATCATAGTACAGAGAGTATTAAAGCTTTAGTAGACCTAGTTTTTAAAGAGAACATAAATACAGATTGTATAAATTATATAAATGTAGATGATATATTAAATGATTTGGATATAGTAGAAACTGAAAATTTAAGTTATTTATTTAATCCAAATATACAGTAATTAAATAATAATGAAGGGATTTATATACGATAAAAATAAAGGAGTTCAATACCCTTTAGTACAATTTGAGGATGATTTTTATGAATTTTGTAGTAATAAACATATAGATACATCTCTGACTTTGGAAGAGTGTGAAGATACCGAACAAGGAATAATTTATAATATTCCAGATATACAATTTTCTATATGTTTACATGTTATAGAAGAAAATTTAAAAGACTTAATAGTAAACGATTTAACATCATTTGGCGTTAGTATTGACGGATTAAAAAATATCGTCGATTTTTACAATGAAGGTTGGGGAGAGGATATGGCTGCATTTATTCTATATTATATTTTACAATATATATCAAGATTAGATAGGAGCTGCTTAAATTATAGTGTAGATCAATTTGTAGGAAGCATACATAATGAGGATTATTATACACTCATTAAAGAGGACCTTATTATGGCTATTGACCCGCAACTACTAGCTTATATAGATTGTGCAGGGTATATTGAAGAAAACTTTATAACAATAGAATATGTAGATATTATATATGTTTTCAATTTTTGATAATATTAACAAAAGATAGATTTATTTCTAATAACTAAATTAACACATGGAAGTAACATTAGAACAATTACTAAAAGGAAAAGCAACGCAAATAGGAAAGAAAGAATTCTATTCTACTAAAGATTATATAGATCCCTTTCTTCAATCAATGAGTAAATTTACAGATGAATTTATATGTAAAGTAAAAGAGCCAAAACAGATTAGTATTGGTGAAGAGAAAGATGTAATGTATAATAGGGTTTATATTCAAGCAGTTTTACCTAAAAACTATTGGGAGTATGAAGATCATCAGCAAGTAATATCTTTAATTTATGGATTAGATTGTAAAGTCCCAGTAGTAAAAATTTTTAGGGGAGGGATTAATATGGCGTGTTTAAATCTTTGTGTGTTTAATGCTACATATTTAAATACACAAGTATTAGAGCCACAAAAGATGTATGATATTTCTCCTATTAAGAACCTAATGAATTTAACAGATGATTTAGGAGTTAAGATTAAAAAATTAAAGAATACATTTATATCTAGAGATAAAGTAGATATGACTAATACCCTGGGTAAATGGGTAGATTTCTGTATTAAATCTGAATATAAAAGTGATTTTGGGAAAGCTAAATTATCCCCAACTACAGCTATTTCAGCATATAAAAATCTTATTTTAAATCCCGATTCGGAGTATTATGTTCCAGAAGATGAAGAGATTTCCCTATTTACTGCATATAATGCATTTACTGAATTATTAAGAGATGATAAAGATGTTGTTAATCCCTTTGAAAAGAATTTACTTTTAAATAATTTATTTGAAATTTAATATGTATAATGATCAATCTAATGCTTTAGGAGAGTTTATATTCCAATCTAAATACGCTAGATATAATCCAGATTTAAAAAGGAAGGAGACTTTTGAAGAATCTGTTGATAGAATATTTCAGATGCATTTAAAACATCTTGAAGATAAATATCCGGAAGCATTAAATAATGCAGAATTTAATAATGATTTTCTAGAAGCTTTTGATGAGTATAAGAAAGCTACAGTTTACGGTTCCCAAAGAGCGTTACAGTTTGGAGGAGATCCAATTTTGAAGAAAAATGAGAAAATCTTCAATTGTTCATATACTTACATAGATGATCTAGAAAGATTTAAACAGATTGAGTATTTACTGTTATGTGGGTGTGTTGAAGAAAATACCATTGTTCACGAAAAAACAAAAGGACTTATTCCAATTAAAGATATTAGAATAGGAGATTTTGTTAAATCTTTTAATTTAGAAACATTAGAAGATGACTGGGAGGAGGTAGTAGATTATAAAGTTACATATGTAACCTTAGAAGATCAAATAGAGTTTGAATACTCTAATGGAACTAAATTAAAGACTTCCAAAAAACATCCAGTATTAGATATAAAAGATAGTTATTCTTATCATTCTTATAATGATTCTCCTAAATTCTTCGGAAATAAAGTCCCAAATTTAGAAAGTGATTTAACTTTAAATACATCTTATGATCCGGTAGCATGGTTTTTAGGAGCTCATATAGGAGATGGAAATATTAAAAAATCTACCTCTGGAAAATATGAAATTAGAATAGTTGATGATTCCGAAGAAGTCGTATCCAATTATGCACGAATATTATCTGATATTCTAAATACTAATATTAGTTACCAATCTTATCCAAATAATGGAAGATATAAAGTACCTATGTGGAAAGTAGATACTTGTGTTGTTTTAGATACTTTTAAAGAATCTTTTCCGGAGGTATTTATTTCAAACAAAACGTATAATATTACTGTTCCTAAATATGTAAAAGATAATAATGCCTGGGTATCTTTTCTGGCAGGATTATTAGATACGGACGGGGAATATAGAAAAGATCGTGAACATATAGTATTTACTTCAACAAGTTTCAATCTAATTAATGATATTAGTTGTTGGCTGGCTTCTATTGGAGTACGATTTAATATAATACACAGAACAAAAGTCAGAGATAATGAGCATGTTTGTTATGTATTAACTATAAATACTTCCTCAGAATTACTTTCAGCAGTATTAAACCATAGCATAAAATCTAGAGAGTTTAGAAATAAGCCAATTCAAGGATCTACTGTTTATATAAATAATTCTGAAATTGAAGAAATTTTAAAGTATATCGAATCCAACAATATTCCAAAAGACCCTAATAATAAAATTGTTAGATTATATTATAATACTAGAAAATCTAATCAGATTAGATATGATAGTTTAAAGTTCTTAAAGGAAATTGGGTGTATATCTGATAATAAATTTAACGAAATTTATAGTAGAGTATATTGTATAAATATAAAAGAAGATCAAGAAGTTAAATATAATTATATAGATATTACTGTAAAAAACACACATAATTATTATGCTGGAAATTTTGGATTAGTTAATATTCATAACTGTGGTGTAGGTTGTTCCGTTGAATATAAACATGTGAATCTACTCCCAGAAATGCCTGAAATACTTAATAGCTCTATTGAGGAGTATATAATTGAGGACAGTATAGAGGGATGGAGCTGTGCTATTGATCGTCTTATTCAACACTATTTTAATTCAGACATATCTTATCCTAAATTCGATTATTCTAAAATTAGACCTAATGGAAGTTTAATATCTGGGAATTTTCTAGCTCCGGGTCCTGATGGTTTAAGAAATGCTCTGAATAAAATAGATTCTTTACTAGATAATGTTCATAAAACTACTAGAAAACTATCTCCGCTTAATTGTGCGGATATATTATCACACTGTGCTGATAGTGTACTTTCAGGTGGCGTCCGTTAGACATTGGCGGCTTATAATAGTAATATTATAATGATAATTCTGTGAACTCAGGGAATATCTTATATATAAATAAGACAATCCTGATCCAAGCACTTAAATATAGTGAAGGAGCAACGACTATCCCAGACGTGGGAGTAGGGTAATATCATCTACCCGAAGCGCAGAACATCCTATTAAAGGATGATGATATAGTCTAAACTATATAGTAATATATAGAGTCTTTGCGATGTCTACGTGGAGACGATGATGTAATAACTAATAAAGGATTGGTTAAATTAAGAGATGTTAAAACTGGAGATTTAGTATTAACACATGATGGGTCTTTTCAAAAAGTTATTAATAAAGAGAATAACGGAATTAGAAAAGTAGATAGAATAACTACGAATTTAAATATAAATTATTCTACAAATAATCATAGATGGTTAGTATTAAATAATCTCTCTGGAGAATTTAGGGAAGTATATGCATCAGATTTAAAAGAAGGAGATGTTTTGTTATTAAATAATAGAAGTATATCGGGAGAGTATCGGGATTTTCCTAAATATACTGATTTAGAATTACCTAAGTTAGATGAAGATCTAGCTTGGTTTATTGGATATTTCCTAGGAAATGGTAGTGTATCTACTAGAATTAGATCTGATAATGGATTTGAAGATAATAAATTTAGAGTTTGTATTCCGACTAACTACCCTACTATAATTGATAAGGTAAAGAATATCTTCGAAAGAATAGTTGGAACATATAGTATACATAAAAAGAAAAATGCTATAGAACTTACATCGAGTAAAAAGTGTTTTGTTGAATATTTTTTAAATATTAAACAACCTAATACTCCAATCCAAATTCCGGACTTTATAAAACAGAATACTTCATCTATACAATTAGCATTCTTAGCTGGAGTATTAGATTCGGATGGTACTATTAGAAATGATACTAAGGACGGAAAAGGATATGGACAGATTACTTTAAATAGTTCTAAATATTCTATATTTATTACTCAACTTCAAGCTTTGTACAATTTAAATGGAATTATTACTAAAGTCCAAACAAAAGTTAGAGAAGGAAGATCTAATGAATATATTCTCAAAACAGTTTCATTTAGATATAGAAAAGAATGTGTAGAAAAATTAAGTCTGTATTCTGAGAAGCTTAAAGAGGATTATATTTTAGAAGAAATCTCTAAAGAGAAGGATGGAATTTATTTTCCTAAGCATTTAGCAATAAGTGGAGAGGGTAATAAGATTTGGAATAGTAACGATAAGTGTTCTTTAAATAAAGTACTAAATTATTATCCAAACTTAAATTATATTCCCGCTGTAATTACTAATATAGAAAGAAATGTAGAGGAAGTAAAAGTATTTGATATAGAAGTAGAAAAAAATCATAATTTCTATATAAATGGGGTACTAACTCATAATTCTGCTTTAGCTATATTATTCTCTCCTAACGATGAAGAAATGTATAATTCTAAGGTAGGGAATTGGTTCTATGATAATCCTCAACGTGGAAGATATAATGCTTCTGTTGCTTTAGAGAGGAGTGATAATAATAAAGAAGTATTTAATAAAATCTTTGAGTCTACTAAGGAGTATGGAGAACCTGGGTTTTTCTTTAGATCTGATTCTGGTGTAGGTTGTAATCCGTAAAATAATGCGGCTATATATAGCGATATATATAGAAAACTAGGTTAATTCGGGGAATCTCTTATTTATAATAAGACAACCCCGAGCTAAGTGATTGAGTATTCAATCTAAATGTGTAACGACTATCCTGAAAAGGAGTAGAATCAAGTGATTCGAAATGCCTAGCATCTTATATTAAATATATAAGATGGTGATATAGTCTAATCTCTATAGTAATATAGAGGATCTTTAATTGATCAAATGAGAAGTAACGAACTCATTTAAATATAATGGTTTCGAGATAGGTTTTAAGCCTGTACTAGAAACAACCAAACCAGATGGGGTATCTAAAGAAACTGGTATCGAATTTTGTAATTTAGTCTCCATTTCAGGTAAAGAATCAACGACAAAAGAAAAATTCTACCAACAATGTAAAGCAGCAGCTACCATTGGAACAATTCAGGCTACATATAACTCTTTCCCATTCCTAGGAGAGGTAACAGAACAATTAGCTAAAAATGATCCATTAATTGGAGTATCTATTAGCGGAATTATGATAAATCCTGATATACTACTTAATCCTGATATATTACAGGAAGGAGCTAGGATTATTAAGGAACAAAATAGTAAAATAGCTAAGTTATTAGGAATTAATCCTGCTTCGAGAACTACTTGTATAAAACCTGACGGCAACATAAGTACTTTAACAGGAAATACTCCGGGATGTCATGGTCAACATGCGAAAAGATATATCCGGAGAGTTCAGGTTAATAAGGAAGAAGAAGCAGGTAAGGTATATGCTAAATATAACCCTAAAGCAGTAGTGGAATCTGTTTGGTCTAATAATCATACTGATAATTGTATCATGTTCGCAATTGAATCAGATGATAATGTTAAAACTAAACAAGAATTATTAGGAATAAAACAACTAGAAGTAGTTAAATTACTATATAATAATTGGATTATTCCGGGAATGGTAGATCCTACTGATCCTGTATGTAATAATGTATCTAATACTGTTACTGTTCCAAAAGGACAATGGCATCTTATCAAAGAGTGGGTTTGGAGTAATAAAAACTTTATAGCTGGGGTATCTTTTATCCCAGATACCGGGGACATACAATATACACAGCCCCCATACACAGAAGTATTTACTCCAGAGGAGCTGGTAGAAATGTATGGAGATGGAGTTATATTTGCCTCCGGATTAATTGTAGATGCCGAAAAAGTATTCGGAAATTTATGGAAAGCTTGTGATACATTTAACTATAAAGGAGAGAAACTATATTCTACTGTTGAAGATGCTAAGGAATTTATTAAAGAACTTAATGTAACAGAAGATCCCTCTTATTTAAATAAGCCTCATTCTGAATGGGTGAAGGCTAATTCAATTCAATATAATAATTGGGTTAAAGTATTATCTACATTAGGATATACAGAGGAATTTATAGATGAAATCTTAGATTCAGATATAGAAATTCCAATTGCAGAAATTCAAAAGTATTTAGATAAAACAGCATTTAATACTGTAAAAAATCTAAATGCTAAAAGGGATATAATGAGGAGAATGAAAAAGTTTGGAGATGTGTATTTTGGAGAAGATTATGATACAATGATAGCTGCTCTTAAATATGTACAATTATATCACGATTGGTGCGATATAACTATAAACTATACCCCTATAGATTGGACATTAGTTAAATGGAAGAAAGTACTAGTAGATGCGAATACAACTGGAGCGCAAGCTTGCTCTGGAGGACAATGTGATATAACTAAAATATAATAATTATGAAATTTAGAATTACTTATACAGTATCTTGTGATTCTACATTTTATGTAGATATCGATGCAGATAATGAAAAAAAAGCAATAGATAAATTTAATTCTGGATACTGGGATTATGATGAAGAAATACTTATAGACTCTTCTTGTTTAGATCCAGAAATAGAAAATATTCAAGTAGTAGATGAGGAGGATGTTTGATGAAATATACTATTCACAATTTAAACAATGGATTGTACTGGGACGATACTTGTGAGTTATTTAGAACTGGAGGATTAGTTCCATTATATAATACAGAAGATGAAGCTAAAGATGTTATAATTAAAAAAGAATTGAAAGAATGTGAAGTACTTCCTGTTTTACTAATTCCAAATCCTGACGATAATGATTAAATCTTTTTATGCTATATATAATCCTAAATTATCTAATTATTACAATCCTATAACAAAAGAGTTTAGAGTGTATAATACTAATGCTATTTATGATAAAGATACTGCTCTTAAATATATAGATCAAGATGGATTAAAAGGTTGTGAGTTAAAAATTATATATAAATATTTTAAATCATGATATTAAATTTTATATATAATAGTCTGGAATCTGATATTGATCCTTTTGAGATTCTTCCTCCTGATAATGATATAGAGAATTTAAATATAAATTATTATGATATATCATATACTAAAGATAAGAAAAAAGGAAGAGCTATATTAAATAAATATGCTGCTAGAGAACTTCCGGTATTTGAATTAACAGATGACAATGGGAATTATTTATATTTTTCTTATGCAGAAAGTAGATTATATAAATTAACTAAGGAATTTATTATATCTAAAGTAAAAGAATACGAATATAATAAAGAATAAATATATTTTATTTATGTTAGCAGAAGATCTCAAAATTGGAGATATTATACTTGTAGAAGGAGGAAGTAGTAATTATAATATAGAAATTTTGGATATATTATCTCCCAATATTAAATATAGATATACTGATTTACCTAAAACTAATAATTGGGCGGATTATTCTATATTTAATAAAACTTTTAAAATACTTGAATTATTAAAAGAAGGAGATGGAAAAAGAAAAGGAAATAAAACTATAACAGTATCAAAGAAATCTAAGAAAAAATGAAAGTAAAAATATATAATAAATCTAATAACGAACTACCTAAATATAAAACATCTGGAGCAGCTGGAATGGACGCAAGAGCTAGCTTTAGTAATATTGATCCTAAGGATTTAATTAAATATGGATCTGTAGTATATACCTTAGATACTACAACTATGAAGATTAAATCTATATCTATGCAACCTGGGTCTAGAGTATTAGTACCTTTAGATATTTATACTTCTATTCCAGAGGGGTATGAGATTCAAATTAGAATGAGAAGTGGATTAGCTTTAAAGAAAGGATTATTATTAGGTAATGGTGTAGGAACCATCGACGCTGAAAACTAATAAATTTTAACACTTTATCTATTGTTCCAGTCATCTTAATTATCTATATTTGTACATTAATAACTAAATTAATTACTTTATATGGATGAGACTTGTAAACAATGTGGTAAGGTTATAGAAACCTCTACTAAAAAAGTTCCTAAAAATTTTTGTTCATACTCTTGTTATGAACAATGGGCAAAATTTAATTATACTCCTAATTGTGAGTGTGCAGTATGTGGAAGAAAGATGTATATAAAACCTTCTCATATTAAAAAGGTAAAAAATGGAGTAACATGTTCTAAGAAATGTGCATATATTCTAAAATCAGAATATTCCAAAGGAGAGAAAAATCATCAATATGGACTTATTGGAGATAAAAATGCCTCATTTAAGGGAACTACTATTATATCTAATTATGGATATATATTAGAATATTGTCCTGGGCATCCTTATCCCCATGATCGATCAACAAAAGGGACCAGAGTACTGCAACACAGGTTAGTAATAGAACGTAATTATGAAAAGTTTAACCCTGAGTATTTCGAAACTATTAATGGAAGAGTTGTTCTTAGACAATGCTATGATGTACATCATATAAACGAGGACAAACAGGATAATCGTTTGGAAAATTTAGAAATACTTTTGCGGTCAGAACATACTTCACATCATAATCTACAAAAACAAATTATAAGGGACGATTTAGGTAGAATAGTCGGCGTCGTTAAATTGGGCAATAACGGGGAAAGCTGTGATGCTAATCCCGTGATAAATTCAGAGATTACGAAAGGCTCTGAATCATCGTACAGCGTAGAAGGTGAATAAATATAATCCTTCCAAGAGTGCCCAACACGTTATGTGAAAAGGTACGCGGAGCTATAGCAAAAAAGAAGCTATAGAAGTTAGGATAAAAAGCCTAACGATAACAATTATTGGACTATAGAGGAAATTATGGTGTTATCCTAGTAAATCCTAGTTGGAATTCTGCTGTAGATATCGCAGAAGGAGATAGAATTTGTCAATTAATTCTCCAGAAAGTAGAAGTATGCGAATGGGAAGAAGTAAATAGTTTAGAGGATTTAGATATAACAAATAGAGGGATTGGTGGATTTGGATCAACTGGAAAACAATGATGCTTATATTAGAAATATTAGGAACTGAATTTTCTACTCCGAATAAATCAGGATGTAAAATATTATTCGATGAAATAGAGAATATAGATCTTATTAGGAAAGCTTCTAGATGTATATATAGTTATCAACAAGATTTAAATTTTAAAACATTACAGAATATATTCTTCTGTAATCTTAATGTAGATCAAGATTTAATGAATTATATAGAAGTAATGTCAGAAGATTTTGATTATATTTCTAACATAGTAATACATACTGTAAAACATATAAATGAAGAGATTATGTTCTAATGGAGAATGCAAATAACATATTTTCTGAATTTGGAAGTGCTTTAATACAAGAAAAAGAAGATCAAGAGTTGGAATCTGAAATAAAAGGATTCCATACTCTGGATTTTGAATTATCTTGGGAACAATTATCTGCAATTAAGAAAATTATTAAGTTTATAAATAATAAAAACATTAGTAACAAAGACAATACTGATAATAATAAATTATTATTATCTGGAAAAGCTGGAACAGGCAAAACTTCTGTTATATCACAAGTAATAGCATATTTAAATAATCATAGCTATGATTATGTAGTGTGTGCTCCAACACATAAAGCTAGAATTAATTTAGAGAAACTTACTAAGACTGAAACATTAACACTACACCAATTATTATTATTAAAACCCAATCTAGAAATTGAACAATTAAATATTAAAGAATTAGAATTTCAAAGTGGATTAAAACATAATTGGAAAGCTAGAATTCCTAGATTAGTAATAGTAGATGAATGTAGTATGATAACCTCTGATTTATATGAGTTTATAGATAAAGAGTTAGTATCAAAAAGAAATGTAAAAATAGTTTTTCTAGGTGATTCAGCACAACTACGAGGAGTTAAAGATTTGGAAATATCTAAAGTATTCTCTTTAAAGAATAAAATAGAATTAACCAAAATATATCGACAGAAAGACGAAGCTCCGTTATTATATTTATTAGATGAATTAAGAACATCTCCGCATTTTGGTAAGTTTAAAGAATTTAAATCTGACTATGGATCTTTATATAACTGTAGTAATGTAAAAGATTTTATAATCAAAGCTGGAAAGAATTTTAAGAAGGCTATTAGTAAAGAAGATCCGTACTTATGTAGAATTCTTACATATACAAATAAAAGATTAAATGAGTATAACACTGTACTTAATAAACTTTTATTTAATAACAATGAAGAATATAATATCGGAGGATTCCTAACTGGATATGATAACTTTGAGTCCGATGATTATTTTGGAAAAATATATAATTCTCTAGATTATATAATAAAAGATGTAAAACCTTATATTAAACCTCCATCTCAGATATTTCCTCTAGAATTAAAGGGATTTATATTAACTTTAAAAGATTTTATATATGAAGATGATATAGAAGTATTTATTATATCTAAATATATAGATCCTGAAATATTAAATTCTTTTATATCCTTATTTGAAACAACTAGACTAACCGCTCTAAAAGTAGATAAGAAAGTAAATTCTAGATTATATGGAGCATTATGGGGTAAATACTATAAGTTACAACAATACTTTGCATCTCCAATTGATTTATATTATGACGGGAGATTGATAAAATCAGCAACGCTAAAGCCTGGATATGCTATTAGCACGCATAAAAGCCAAGGAAGCTCGATTACTAATGTTTATATAGATATGAAAGATATTTTAAGATGTAAAGATGAAGAGGAATTGAGACAATTACAATATGTAGCACTGTCTAGAACTAAAAATAACATTTATTTATTAAATTAAAATGGATTATAATATAGACTTAAATTTTCCAAAAGATATTCCTGTGGAAATTTATACTTCGGAAGGAGAATTACTTACCACTGTAACTACTCAAACTGAACTTTTATATATCACAAATCAGATTCGATCACAGAAATTAGAAGGATTCTATATTAAGTTCAAAGATTTAGAAATACGTATAACTAAAGATGGGACTTTAGAAAGTACTCCTGAGGAAATGTTCTATAATTATCGTAAAATTATTAATGAAACTATGTATGGAATACCTATTGAAGAATATAATAAAGTAAAGATAGAGATAGATGAAAATGGAGTCTTAACCGAAGTATATTATAAAGGTAATTTCTATGCTAAATATCTTTCTAGAATGAGTAAAGACTCTTTTACAATAAAAACATATCCAGAGTGGATGGATGTGATGACTTCTACAGAAATGGAAGGAACAACTCAAAGAAAGATATTAGAAGAACTTTCTAATGGAACATCTTTTACAACTATATGTAATCTTTTACTATCTAATGAGAACAACGTACAAGAATGAATTAATATCTAGAGATTCTAAAGGAAAAATTAGAGTAGTATATGCTAGTGCTAAATACCTTCCTCTAGTTAATGAATTTAGAATCTTTAAAAAAACTGGATTATTTAAAGGAAAACTTATTGAACAGCCTGAGAAAGTTATTACAGAAGGTAAAGCTAAAAGAACTGTTCATCAACAAGGAGATTTAGAATATAATTCTACTATATCTAAGTATTTAGATAAAGGATATAAAAAAGTAGAAGAATTATTCACAAAGCCTTTAGATAAGTTATCAGAAGAGGAAATAAATGAAAAACTTCCGCTAATAAAAACTAATGCTGATAATGTTCCTATTCCAATGGGATGTAAAAAATATACGGAAGTAGCCACTAAAGCTTTTGATAAAGAATATTTAGCTTCAAGAAAATTAGATGGAGTAAAGTGTATCTTCTATCAAAGAGATGGGAAGATTAGGACAAGTTCTAGGGGTGGTAAAGACTATAATATAGCAGCAGAGCATTTAATTAATGATCCTGCTATGATAGAGATATTTAAAAAGTATCCAGATATAATGTTAGATGGAGAAATTTATAAACATGGATGGTCATTACAAAAAATCTCTGGATTAGCTAGAACTAAGGAAATTACTCCTGAAAAATATCAAGATATTATCCAATTACAGTATTGGATATACGATATCGCTGATGATAAAATGAAGTTTGAGGATAGATGGGAGTTAATGCAGGAATTAGAACCTATTATATCTAAATCATCTCACTTAAAATTAGTAGAACAAACTCCAATTTCTGGATGGTTAGGAATCGATAAATTAAATAAGAAATATGTAGCAGAAGGATTTGAAGGAGTAGTCATTAAACGATTAGACGCATATTATGGATACGGAAAGAAGACTAGCGCGGCTATAAAGATTAAGGACTATAAGGATGAAGAATTTCTTATTGTTGGATGGGTTCCAGGATTAAGACCTGAAGAGGATATGTGTTTTGTAATGGAGACTAAATCTGGAAAGAGATTTAAAGCAAAACCTGTAGGAGATAGGAATACTAAATTAGATTATGTAGAAAATATATCTAATATTATTGGGCATATGGGTACTGTTACATATTTTAGTATGTCAGAAGATGGAATTCCAACTCAACCTGTATTTAAAACTATTAGATATGAAGAAGATATATATAATAATTATGATGAAGAGGATTAAATAATAATTAAATATGAAAATTAATAATAAGAAATCGATCTACGACGATCTTCAAAAGTACGATTGTTTAAAGAGTAAATCTTCTTTTATAGAAATAACCGAATGGACTAATGGAGAAGGATGGGATATAACTATAGATGAAAAAATATTTAGTCTAACTTATGGAGAACTTGAAGCTATAAAATACCTTACTAGAGTATTAGATTATGAATCCGATAAAGTCAAAGATAAAGATTATTAATCAATATAATAATCCTCTTTATTATTGGTGGAAAGTTAGAAAAATATTTAAAAGACCTAAATGTCATCTTATAATTAAGAAAAATTTATGGTTTTTTGGACTTCCTATTAGAAGAGATTATTATAATCCTATTATAAGTATAAGATTCTCAGGGTTAGGATGGAAATGGAAATATGATGAAGTTAGACATGAATGGGATCCTTATATTCAAATATGCTTATTTAGAAAATATCATATTGTATGGATATTTAATTGGGCAAAATATGATGACTCAGATTCTAATACAATAAGTATGGCTACATGGGAAGCTATACTAGATTATTTACATAAGCATAAAACTGTACAGGAATGCGTAGATTTTAATGCTTGGAAGAGTGGTGAAAAGATTCTAACTATAAAAGAAAATATAAAGAAAAAGTATTTAAAAACTTTAAAATAATAAACATAAATTATATTAGAGATAATTTATTTTATCTCTAATATTTAAATCATAATTTATGAAATATAAAAAGAAACCAGTAATCATAGAAGCTATACAACTTTTAAATAATAATTCTTCTATAGAAGAATGTTTAAAGTTTATATATAATGTTTTTATAACTGACGATGATATAGAAACTGTTAAAAATGATAAACATATACGTATTCAAACTTTAGAAGGAGATATGAAAGCTTCTTTTGGAGATTATATTATTAAAGGAGTAAATGGAGAATTTTATCCATGTAAACCGGATATTTTTGAAAAAACATATGAAAGTATTGAATAATATGAGGAAAATATTTATTTTTATAACATTAATATCATTAGTATTTTTATTAACAAAATGTAATGGAGACATATATAAAAAGAATAAAAGTGAGTTAGTTAAAACACTTTCTTCTATGAATTTATATACAGTTCCAGTGAAAGAAAATTTATCTACTATAGTAATATTCGGAAAGGATACTTTAGCGGTAACTAATACTCCTATAAATATATATATTCCAAATGTATTAAATAGATTTGATAGTCTTAAATTAGATACCATTGCTGTAGATACTAATAACTTATTTAGTCAATATGCTCAAACCATATTATTTGAAGATATAGAGAGCAAAGATTATGATTTTAACGATCTTGTGATTTATATTAAAAATAAATGTAAGTATTTAAATAATAAAGATTACTTCTTGCAATCTATAGAAATCCAACCTATTGCTCTAGGAACTACACAGAATATAAAATTAGGATGTGTATTAAGTAACGGTTCTGAGTATATTATATCTAATAATGTTAGAGAAGAGTTATTTAATAATCATAAAGGATATATAAATACAATATCAGGAAAAGGAAATATTAAATTTAAATCCTATTTAGCACTTGATAGTATTAGATTAAATAAAGACTCTAATCCATATATTGCTTGGTTCATTGAAATAAATAAAGCTAGATATTATGCAGTGTGTTCTGAAATAAATTATGAGGAATATAATATGTTTGGAGATAAAGATATTCCATATGGACTAGTTTTTTATAATACTTTCATGTATCCGGAAGAAGGAAATTCTATATTTGAAGTATATAAAGACTTCTATCTCTGGAGAGATGGAAAGAGATCTTCAATAGGAGAATATTCCGAGTCTAAATGCTATAAGTATTAAAAACATCATTTAAATACATGAAAGATTTATATAACACTATAAATAAAGTAATTAATAACAAATCTTTAAATTCTGAGGAAGCAACTAACCTAGTTCATATGTATATTACAGAAGAGTTAGGAAAAGAACCAACTTCCGAAGAACTTACAGAAGTATTAAAACTACTGCAAAGGGGTATATTTGATTTTGAATATATGTTGGATATTATATTAAAGAAACCTCATATATATGGATTATATACTTGTAGTATTTATTCTTCGTTAGATGAAAATGGGAATAGAAAATTTATAAAAAGAACTCTTTATAAAAATTAGAATGGAAACTTATATTGATTTTGATGAACCCTATACATCAGATGTATTTGATGATGTAGATCCTTTATTGGAAGTAGAAGAGCTTCCGAAAGAAATTAGAAATGAATTATTTAAAGAAATCGAAAAAGAATTTGAAGAAGAAGAAGAATCTGATTTATTAAAAGATTAATTATGAGAAATTTTAAAATTACTTTATCGACCGAAGAAATTATTTCAGAAGAAGAATTACTTGATATTATAAATTATTGTTATGATACTAATTATTTAACTTTTTCTGATATCCCCAAAGAATTAATAAAAGAGTATATACTTAACGAAATGGGAAGCATATTTTCTTTCGAAACCTCTAATATAGATATTAAAGAAGTACATTGTGAAGAATAAATATATTGATATTACTAGGGAGGATTGGATCAGTCTAATCTCCCTAGATAAAAATAATCCGATAAATAAAAAATTAGGAGCAAAATTTATTTGTCAAGAAGAAATTAAGAAGACGGAGGAAACTATTTTATATAGAATATGTATAGAAGATATAAAATCAAAACGATTATTTTGTGTTAAATATATTCTATTTAAAGATTCCGAAGGAAAGCCTGATATAGCAGTAAATACTGAATATACTGATAAGTTATATAAAATCTAATAAGATGCTTACATATTATTTAAGAAACTTCTGGCAAGATTGTAGAATAGATTCAATTCAAAGAATTCGAGAAACGATTCCAAATATAAACGATGAAACACTTCTAGAAATTTTAGAAGGTAAGAAGAAAACTGTAACTGAGGATGGTATACATTTTACTATAGAAGATGATCATGAGGAAGATGAAATGTATTTAAGTAGAGATCGTATACAAGAATCTTTTGAATATAAATTTATGGACTTAGCTTCTCAGGTTATGGGATATTCAAAAGGATTGCATCTTGATACAGATGAGGATAGAAGACATTATTACTCTCTTTTAGAAAATACTTTTGAGAAGATTCACAAATTAGAGAATAATTGGAAAGAGTTTTGTGCTTTGATAAAATGTAATATAAATCTAAAAATTGAGGATTATCTTTATGACGAAGATTCTTTGGAAGTAGATGATGTTGATGTATTTAATTATGTCGAACATTTAGATTCTCCTAATAAAGCTTCTTCTTACAAGGACCTTGTTTCTGAATACCTATCCACACTAAACTTTAGTTTTAAATATGCTCTAGATTATTTAATAAGAGAACATAACTATCAAACTATAGAATTATTAAAATTAGATTTATCTAACGGATTAAAATATATCCCAGAGCATAAAAAAGCCCAATCTGAATTAGACACCCTTAGAGGAGATGATATCTTTCCAGAAGATATTCTTGAATGTATATGGAATAGTGGTTGGTTATCTCCAAATGGAGAATTATATGGATGTCCAGATTATGATCATATAAATTTCTCTGATAGATTAGTTAAATATTTAAATTTATCAGGAACAAATTCTGATAGAATATTAGAAACTAATGGATATATTAAATTCTCATGTGGAAGATGGTTATATATGGAGAAAGATTTTACTCCTACTATAGCCCAATTAGAAACAATTTTAAAGTGGAATAAGGAAAAGAATAAAAGTCTTAAAATTTGTATTGGAGATGGATTATCAACGGTTAATGTAGACATTATAGAGTCTAAATTAAATTCTTTAAATAAATAAAATGAAAGTACATAATTTCCAAATAGAGAAAAGAATGGAATTATTTAATCGGTGGGTTAAGAAAAGGGGCGAGAGAGATAACGATTTCATTAAATATTTTTATGATGGAGGTAATGATATATACATAACCCCATATCAATTACAAGATCCGGATTATATCATCCCAGAATGGAATAAGACTATCCCTTCAGGGTTAAGAAAGTTATATAATAAAATAGGAAAATTATGTAAAATCGATGGTGATGTTACTGGATATTTTGCTGGGATAGTATGTGATTATACTGATTTTTATTATAGAATAGTATTAGAAGATGAACCTAGAAGTATTTTACATTCATGTGTTGGAAAAATAGATTTTATTGATTAGTATTAACATTTTAAATATATTTATTATGAATTATTCAGAGGTTATGGAATTACTAACTGATGAGATACTTGAATTGTATGAAAAGAAAAATAGTGATTACGGAAATTCTTTTTATAAGCAATTAGATGAGGATGGATTATTAGTATCTAAGATCAGATTGCAGGATAAATTAAGTAGATTTTCATCTATTATTAAAAAAGATACTATAGAAGTAGAGGATGAGAAGCTTAGAGATACATTAATTGATCTTGCCACATATAGTATAATGACTGTTGCATGGATGGATAATAAGTAAAACATGAAGAAAACAATTAGAGATTTAAATCCAGACGATATTGTATGGGTCATCAGTTTTAATGAGATTACTGAACATAAAGTTAAATATTGCAGACCTTATAATGATCATCATTGTTTAGTAATTAAAGATTTCTCCACTTCTAAAGGATATCCAAATCTGTTAAGTGAACATCCTGTAGATTCTGATAAAAGTATTGAATATATAGATAAATATTATATAGTACTTAATGAAGAAGATATTCATGAATGCCAAATGAAGTGTCTTATAAAGCGAAGAAACAAATTATATGGATTACTAAATGGAGTAAGAAAAGCAGAACGTACTTATATAAAACAAATAGATGAGGTTGAAGATTTAATAAATAAATGCAATGAATAATTTTGAAACTGCTATAGTTAAATATATTTGCCCCATATGTGGCAATGTTGTCGAAGAGAACATTATAATGAACTCCAGATTAACGGAAGAAGATGCTTCTAAGGTACGAGAACTCCATAATAAAATTGTAGGTTATTCTGATCATGCTTGCGAGGAATGTTCTAAATATAAAGATACTGCGGTATATTTTATCGAAATAGATTCGGAAAAGTCTGTTGGTAATGATACGTATAGAACTGGACGAATTACTGGAATTAGAAAAGAATCTGAATTAGTCGCAGCTGTCGAGAAATATATAATTACTTTAGAAGATGGAACTAGGTTTTGTTATATAGATAAAGAGGAAGGAAAGAGAATTGGAATGTGGAATGATTAAATTTTTAATGAATGAGACTAATTAAGCCAAGTGTTGAAATATGGGATCAAGAAGAAGGTTTAAATGGGGTATATAAAAGTATTGAACGTGCGGGACGTATTTGTTATAAAAGTTCTGATAAAATAACAGAGGATTCTGCTGAACCTTTTGTAGATAGAATGATTAAATCACTACATCACTCTATGCTAGAACAGGGTACAGTATATCTTACTATTCCAAGAGAAGATACTAACTATCATATTTATTTAAGTAAGTATAGAGATAATCCATATTCAGAATACAGAGTTGCTCAAACTTTAGAAGGTATGCCAGTTGGAAGTTTATATATTACCACTAATTATAGAGTAATTATAGAACATGACTGGATAGATGATTTAAAATATCTATGTGAACCAACAAAATTTCATGAGAAGAGAATTAGTGTTCATTTTACATTAGACAGGGCTGTATCGATGGAGTTTTTAAGACATAAAAAATTTAGTTTTGCTCAAGAATCTACGAGATATTGTGTAAGCGGAGATACTTTATTAAGATATAAAAATCCTCACAATAAATATACTATTGAAGAACTTTACAGAGATAAAATAGGTCAAAATAAGTTATCTAAATTAAAAATTGAAGTTTTAAATTTAGATACTGGAAAATTAGAATATTCTGAGATTAATAATATATTTTATAATGGAATCAAACCTATCTACAAAATTATTACTAAATTAGGATATTCCTTAAAATGCACTGAAGATCATAAAATATATACACCAAACGGATGGAAAGAGCTTCAAAATATTAGTTCTGGAGATTTTATTTATGTGAACGGGAAGGATTCTGTCTCTAATTTTTTATATAGGGATAAAGATTGGCTATATAATCAATATGTTACTTTAAATAAAACTGTTAAAGATATTTCTATTGAATTTAAATACGGAGAAGATATATTAAGAAAATGGTTATATAAATTTAAAATTTACAAACCTAAAGATGATGAAAAACCATTATATACTAATTATGATTGGTTATATAATGAAAACATTATCTTAAATAAAACCTTTGTTCAAATCTCTAAGGAAACTGGATATAATGTTAGTACTCTTAAAAAATGGGCTTCTAAATTAAATATTCCAAAAAAAGGAACAGGGTACTTTAATATTGGTAAAACTCCTTGGAATAAAGGATTAACTGAGGAAGATGACCATAGAATTAAAAAGCAGGCGAATACTTTAAGAAAATATCATCATAATAATGGGGATTCTAAAACGATTCTTAAAGAGGATACTTCCGAATATCAAAAATATAAAAAAAGTTATTGTGAAATTTGTAATACTACAGAAGATTTAGAGGTGCATCATATTGATCATAATAGAACTAATAATTTTCCTATAAATTTAATAACTGTATGTAGCTCTTGCCATCAAAGTATTCATAGTCAGAATTTAAAAATATTACATGCTGATGAGGTACTTAGTATTGAATATATTGGAGAAGAAGATGTTTATGATCTAGAGATTAATCATTATCATAACTATGTTGCTAATGGAATAATAGTTCATAACTGTAATTTCTCTAAAGATAAATTTAACAATGAGATTACTTATATAATTCCAACCTGGTTAGATATTCCAGAAGGAGAAGCTTATTTCCATGACGGTATAAATTTTAGAGTTGGTGCTAATAAAGAATTTTTTGGAGAGTCTGTAAATAGTAAAGCTTGGAATAGAAATAATAATTGGAAAGAAGTAGATTCATTTTTACATAGTTTAGATGTTTCAGAGAAGATATACTTTGATTTACTAAATTTAGGTTGGACTCCCCAGCAAGCAAGACAAGTACTACCTAACGCTCTTAAAACAGAACTTGTAATGACTGGATTTATTTCTGATTGGAAACATTTTATAGATCTTAGATATAGAGGAACTACTGGAAAACCTCATCCAGATGCTTTTTATTTAGCTGAGAAACTATATAACTTATTTAAAGAAAAAGGTATTGATGTATAATGAAAGAATACATTCGATTTGGAGAAATTCCTGATAATGAACGTTCTGGTATATATAACAATGAAGGAGAGTTAATTGGAAGAGAGCGTGGAGTATCATGTTATGAATGTATATGTTTTAATAATCAATATAGAGTCCTATTACCATATAGACCTACTAGATATACATGTATAACATTACATAATCTATATGAGCAATATTTTGACGGAGATATTAACATGTACATTGTAACAGGAATTGTAGTTGGATACGGAAGTGATAATGAACCATTATTAAGAAATGTAAAAGTAGTAAAGAAACTTAATATAAAATCTTTTAAATCTTAGTTTTTATATATTAAATTAAACATAATATGTCAATAAAAATAAAGTCTAAAGTTTTAAAAGCTTCCGAATATACTCATTCCTTAATATTATTCTCTGATAAATTCTTGGAAAATGAAAATTTTACTTCAAAAATAATATATTATACAGCTAAAGGTATCTTAAATCTCTTTTCAGTATCTAAATTAGGAGATTTTTTATCTGGATATGTTCTTCAAAAAGTATTTAAACATAGAGGAATATTTGAATATTGGGTAAAAAACAAATGCCAAACTAAAATTATATATAATATACCTCGCTACCAATTAGACACCCTTATCGAACGTTGTGATAAAGAAAATATTCCAACCTATCAAGATATCGACTTTAAAACAAAAGAGTGTGTAGGTCTTTATATAGGGCCTTATTGGACAAATAAATTATATTATGTCTTAGATAATAGAATTATCCAAGAAAAATTCGAATCAGATTTGGATATAAAGAATGACGATAAAAATGTATAAAATAGATTTAGAATTTAATATGAATAAAAATAAAAATCCTTTCGTATCATATTCGGAGTTTTTTACTAAATTAGATCCTAATACAGAGAAAGTATCTCCAGAAATATTAGATATGAAATTTAAAGATTTAACAAATGATAGAAACAATATTTCTAACAGCCCTAGCAATAATGATTCTGGGGTATCTACTAACAGCAGCTCCGATAATTTTAATTTTACTAAACCAGTTGATTCTAGCAATTGGGAAACTAATAGAGCCAATGTGGGACAAAATCAAAAGAATGAATTAAAGAAGCAGATTACTTCTTATATAAATTCTTTAGACATAGAAAATGATTATAAGAAATATTTAATTAGATTAGCTGAAAGAGAGAGTAATTTTAATCCAGAAGTAATAAATGCACAAGGATTTAAAGGATTATTTCAATTTGGGGATGATGCTTTAAGAGATATTGGGATGACTACTTCTGATTATATGTCAGACTGGAAGAAGCAGATTGATGCTGTTATTAAATTTACTAATTTAAATAGAGAAAGACTTAGAAATACTCTAAGAGGAACTAATGGAAAAGATATAGATGGGACTAAAATAAATGAATGGGGCTTATTAGGAGCTGCGCATTTAGGTGGTGTTGGAGGAGTAAACAAGTTCCTGTTTAAAGGAGCTAATCCAGTTGATGCGAATAATACTAGTATAAAAGATTATTTAATATACTTTAGTAAGTAATGAAATATAAAGATATTGTATTAATATTTTATTGTTTATTAATTATAATATTAACATTTGGAATTGGAAGAATCTCAGGAAAGATTTCATATCAAAGTGATATATTAAAAGAGAATTTAAATATACAAAACTATCTTCCATCTATAGATATTAGGAGATATTCTCCAGTAAGTGAGACCGAACAATCTTTATTAAATAAAATGAGTAAAGAAGGTTATTGTTTAGTTGATGTAACAACTGAAAATGGAAGAGTATTTTATTATTTTCAAAAGATAGTATATAAGAAAGAATTTAATTTAAAATAAAGAAACCCTAACAGTGCATTATGCATTGTTAGGGTTTTTCTTTTTTTATTTGGCTGGATATTTTTTATTAGATATGTATTTTAAGAATTTAAATTGAAATAATTTTCTAGTATTTAAATATTCTGGATTATTTTCATTATATCTAGCCTCAGTTTCAAAACATATATTCTTATATGCCATATTATATGGAGGTAAAATTATCTCTATAATCCAACATATTACATATATTAACAATGGAAGTAAAGGAGTAGCTAAAATCCACCATAAAGAGAGATTAAATATTAAACAAGATAAAACTGCTATAATAATAGATGTAATCCAAATCTCAGTCTGTTGATATACATGAATCGTTTCATGTCTAAAAAATCTTTCATTAAGTCTTCTAGTATCACCCTTATGTTCGCTTCTTATCCATAAAATAAAAATAGTTACCATAGCAAGAAATCCTTTAACTGGAATTAGTGGATTATATATTACTAATGGTAAAAGTTTATGTTTTTGTTTTGATGTAGTCATATATAATAAGTATTTATTCTTCTGAATTTAATAAATTAAACACGTTCTGAGTTTGTTTTATTACATAAAAATTCTTAGGAATCTCTTTTCCGAAAGAACTTTCTCCTTTAGCTATTCTAATAGTAGAGTCTTTCAGTCTCTCTAAAAAACTAAGAGCTACCGGAGTATCTAAAGAAAGTCCTAGAGGAGCCCAAAATACAAGTTCGTCAGTGGAATTTAATAAAGTTTGTCTTAGAATATTCTTAGTTAAGGGATCAAATTCTTCTCCACTTTCTTCTTTATCTTCTATTATTAATCTAAATAATAATGCAAGTAAAGCAGCCCACATAGAATCTGCTAATAATTGTCTAGCATTTCTAATTCTATAATCTTTATGTTCTAAAATTGCATCAGTATTCTTATTTATATAATACTTAAATAAATATTGCATATAATAGAAAGTACTATTCACCATTCCTTCTATAAATCTTCCAGACCATTCCTTTGCAGGAACATCTGTAACTTCTGTAGTTTCTATTAAATGAGATTCCCCATCCTCATCTACCACAGATTTCAAATAAAGTAAATTTCCTTCTTCATCTGTTTTTTGTTTCCATTCCCCTTTAGGTGTTTTATCAGTTCCTCCTAAGAAGAATCTTTCACGAGTAGATGAGAAATAAGATTTAAATTGGAATAGTATCTTACCTACAAATTTATGTCTAGCAGCAAATGCATTTTCATGATCCATATATCCGAATAATGAATCGGCAGAAGATTTTATATTTCTCTTTTCTGCTATAGTATATGCGGAAGGTAATGCTACTGGATTAGATTCGTTAAATTTTAACTCTTCCCAATCAAGATCATTCTCATGTTCAATATTAAATTGAGTTAGATGTGCGATATAATCTGCTTTTTGTTTATTATATAAAGGATGCGATTTATCTCCAGATGCGAATATAGAATATCTCCCATCTTTAGTCCAATCATATATCAATTCTCCATCTTTAGACATATGGTGAGCTTTCAAACAATCATCATGAATCATTTGAGCTACTATAAATACCATTCTATTTAAAAAATCTGGAGCGGTAGTAGCCCAATAAGCACCTCTTCTTAATAATCCTTTATAACCTTTTCTATCAGAATTTAATTCGTACGCTAAAGAATTAGCATCCATTCTAGTCATCCCATAAAAATGGTTTAAAGCTTCTACTAAAGTCCAATTATCAGAACTTACACCGGTATTTCCCATAACTATACCATAAGCTTTAGCAGCATCGGCAGTAGTAAAACCATTATCTCCTAATAACCGTCCAGCAGCTCTAGTCATTAGAAGATAAAATCCTTGAATTGGCTCTCTAACTAATGAATTAAGATTTAATGCCAACATTGAAACTCGTGCAGCAGTAGTAATAGGTTGAAATACTTTATAGACTTTTTGATTGGATTTTTCTATAGAACTTTCTCCGAATATAACAGTTTTTAAATAAATATCAATTTGCTTATTTAAATTCTCGAAATTAATATTAGTATCATAAGATTGTAAATAGATAGCATGTCTTATATCATTAATAAGGGGAAGAATAGTATCAAAAGAAGATTTCCTTATATAAGCATGAACAAATACATCCTCTAATAACTCTAAGTTAGTCTCCCAATAAGAAGTATCTTGCTCTGAAAGATATTTTTCTCTAGTAGTTGGAGAGACGTTTAGAAAATTATACATTGTTAAATAATCATTCTTCCCAGCTTCGGAATCCTGTTCAATTGTCTCTTCTTGTGCTTTAGTAGCTCTTCTTATATCAACTTGTTCGTTCCATTTATCTTGTATCCACGAAAAGAATCCTTTACTTTTCAATTGTGAAAATGCCGTACCTCTCAACAATGGGATATCAAAATAATGTCCACTTTGAATTAATTCTTGAACTGGAGTAGTTTTTATTGCTTCTTCTTCTGTCAAATTATAATCAACTCCGCGCTTTATTCTATTTACATTCCATAAGAAAGATTTCAACCATTTTCGCTCGGCTTGAGAAAGATCATTTGTCATGTCATAAGGATTCTTTGCTCTAAAATTACGAGCTATTCTTCCAGTAGAATCTCTCTCAAACATATTTTTAAATACGTTAGTTGAATCTTTAAAAGTCCATCGTTCTACTTGAGTAAATCCTTTTGATTTATATAACTCTAACACTCGTTGTAAAGATTTCTCCTTATATTTCTCAAACCATTCACGCATCTTCTGGAATTGTAATTCAGTTAAATCTACTATATCTTTCATTAAAGGAATCATTTCTGGATTTTCTACATAATACCCTCCTAAGGTCATAGTTTCAGATATATTTTTGAGATTGAAACTTATTTGACTTATATCATGATCTGAATCGAAATAGATACGTTTATAATGTAGAATAGTCCTAGATATTTGGGAATATAATAAAGATAATCCAGTTGGGTCAGAATCATAATTATTATCTGCTCTAATAATTAATCTATTTCCAGCTGCTTCTCTAATAATATCTTGTAATTTTCTTAACTGTTCTATTTTATATCTACCGGTTTCATTATCTAATTTATAATTATTATAGAAATCATAAATTAAATCAGAAGCTCCTTTTACTAATTCTGTTCTATCTTGTCCTAGAATAGTTAATAGTCTTAATTTTAAAGCTTCTATCCTATCTGCAATTATTAATTCTGATTTAAAGTAATTTGTAATATCTAGTTCCTTAGATAAGATATTAAAATTATGCGTTAATTTATTTATATCTATAGGATAAGATTGTCCTTCTTTATAATTAATTACTTGAATATTTCCTATTTTAAAGTTACTAAAATAATCATGTAATTCATTTATAACTAACATTGTCTCTAATAACTTAGCGTTTCCTACAGTATTGGATAATAGATTTTTTAATTTCTTATATTTAGCCTCAGATCCTAAATTTCCAAAGATATTATGAGATCCATTATTCCAATTAAGTTTTTTTGTTAAATTTATATCTGTCATAGATATAATATCTACTATATTATTGGCTACATCTCTAAACGCATAAATCCCTATCTCCGCTAATTCTGGAAGGTCTAATACTTCATATCCCGGATTATCTATGTAATTACAAAATACTCTAGTTAGATATGTATTTGCTTTTTGTGGAAGGTATTTAAATTTATTTTTATCTTCTAAAGATTCAGAAGTCTTTTTTAAATAATCAAACTCTTTCCATAAAGTGAAATAGTAAGATTCACTTTTATCCTCCATTTTTTCTTGATACTCTCTAGCTTTTTCTAATAATTCTTCTTTAGTTGGAGCTTCTATTACGGGAATATCTTGTCCCTTTCTTTTAGATACATAATCATTAAAGAACCATACTTTTCTATAATTATCATATTTAGCCACCCTCTCTATAAATTCTTTCGGAGTTTCTTTAGATAATTTCCCAAAAGCGATTTCCGAGTATTTAGCCACATTTTTAGTAGCTTCTGTATTATAACTTACTTCTGATACATTTGCTCTAATATGTTCTTGTACTATCCTAGTTATATATCCATTAGGATAAGATAATCTTTGCATAGATTTTCCTTCGGTAGTTTTGTTTATAGGTTCTTCAACTTTATAAGATGTAAATGTCTCATTATTATAATCTATATCCGATATAATAATAGGAACTATATTTAAAGAAGCTAACTTTACCCCAATTCCATTATTAGCTAATAACGCTCTATATACAGCTAATTGATAATCTATTGTTAATTGTTTAGAAGAATACCATGTTTCATATGGTTTATTTGAGATTTTAAAATCATAAATTTCTACATTTCCTCTTTCATCTATAGCTAATAAATCTAATCGTCCTATGATAGGATCAGATTCATCATCAGAAGTTTGTAGTGTTAATTCCGGGATAAATTTATACTTTTTTCCTTTACTAATTTTAGATTCTAAATTCTTAAATGTAAAATATAAATTTTCGATTGTATCATATGGAAGATCAACAATCTGAGATATTGTATTTAAATCCTGATTTTTGAAATATAACTCAGCTACTTTATGTACTTTATCTCCAATCTTTGCTAGATGTCCCCAATTTTCTATATCAAATTCTATCTGTCTCTTTGCGTCTTCTTCTGATAATCCTTCTTTAGTTAAAAGTTTTAACTGATTCTTTTTATATTCCTCTACTTTAAATTCTGGAATTACACGATCTCCATTAGAATTTAGCCAAGTAGTTATAGCTGTAGTTACTCCTAATCTCTTAGGGGTAACTACTTCATTTTCTTGCGTTGACTGATTAAATTTGGACTCTTGTACAGTAGAATTTAACGCTAAGAGTTTATTATATATAGAATCCTGAATAGTATTACTTTCATCAAATACCGCATCTCCATATTTATTATAATAGAGCATATTTCCATAATTCTTGGCTATGAAAGCATCTAAGTCTTGTTCAGAATTAAAGGAATGCTTAGATCCGTTTATTGTTAAAAAATATTTACATGCCATACTGTTAACATTTTTCTAGTAATTGTGTATTTGGATTTTTAGAATTTAATAAACTACTTTTTATATTAGTAATATTCCTATTCTTAAATGCTTCTGATACATTTTCTGGATTAAATAAAGAGAATCTCTTATTTCCGGCAGAGAGTAATAAACTATTAAATTCTGTTATTATTTTTTCAATTGGCATCTTACTCAATTCTCTACTTAAAGTTTCTGATGTTTTTTCTGGAAGAGTATTTAAATCTAGAGATAACGTAGAATCTAATACTTTTAAATATTCTCCAAAGAAATCTGTAGAAGATAATAAATTATTTATATTAAATTCCTCACTACTAAATACTCCACTTAAACTATCTGCTATAAATTCTACGAAAGCTTCTTCTTTAGCATCATTTAATGTTCTATTAGTAAGTATATTTCTAAATCTCTCATTAAATTCTGGGAGAGTAGCAACTTTATCTAGTAAAGAGGAATATAAAGAATAATTCTTACTTCTTAACGCTCCCATTATTAGATGCATTAATTCATGTAATGGAGAAGAGATATCAGCTCTATTAATATTTACATATATTTTCCCATTCCAAATAAACGCTCCTGCTCTAGAAAACGAATCAGCTAAAGTACTATTTAGATTTTTAGAATCAACCAATTCTTGAATTTTAGCATCATCTATTACGTTAATAATATTATTATATGTTGAATTAATATTTTCTATAACCCTATTTAGAATTTTCTTTTTATCAAATTTATCATAAGTATCAGTAAAGTATTCTACCTTTTTTATTTGAGGAACCTCATCTGTTATAGATAAATTCTCTAATTCTTTTTGTCTAGTTTTATTTATTGGATAATATAATTCTGAAATAAGATATTTTCCGGATTTAATATCATTAAAATTTATATACCAAGAGTTATTATATATCTCTCCATTTAATCCTACTATTTCAGACTCTAAATTGATTCCTTTATCAGTTATAGATTTAATTCTAAGATATTTAGTAAATTTATCATTATACTTAATCTTTACAACATCATTTACTTCTATGATATTAATAACTTGTTCCGGAGAACGTTGATATATTCTAGGATCGTAATAAAATCCAGTCGAATCATTTACCTGAATTCCGGTTCTTATATTCTTTAATCCATAAATTTTAGTATCTTTTACATTATTAGCTTTTATATATTCAGAAGTGAGATCTATCAACTCTCCATTTTTAATCATATCTAATATTGTTGGAGTTAATAGTGTTACTCTACCATGAGGAAGAGTTTTCTTTTTTGAGTCCTGATAGCTTTCTTTAAATTCTCTTTCTGTAATATTCTTAGGAATTACATACACTGCCTCTTGTTCAATTACCCAATCTTGGGATTTGTTCAGGAGGCTTTTCTTTTTCAAGATTTCTTCTAGAGAATAACCATAAGTGCTATGATTTAAATCATATAATCTACTTAAACGTTTTTTATTATATTCAGAAATCTCTTTATGTCCAATTATTCCTAATTCATAATTTGGATTTATAGCAAATCCGATATATTCTAATTGCTGTGGAGATACTATTTTCCTAAAAGATCTTCCTTTTAAATATCCAGATCTATAACTACCTGGAACAATAATAGTTCCTGTTATAGGATCATAATTAGATACTACTCCAATAAATGTTATATCATTTTCTTTAAATCTAATAATATCTCCTCTTTGTAATTTAGCAGCTTCTTGTTCTGCATTAGAAGAGTCTATATTTATAATGTGATATAAATCTTTTAAAGGAATATAGTTAGAATTAGGATCAAATACTATTTTATCATCGACTCTAGTAAAAGCTTTACTAGCATTCTCTTTTTTAGTATTTAAATCTTCTACTAATTCTAAATCGGAAATATTATTATAATGTATAGCTGATAGTGATGGAATATTTATTCTCTGTCCTTTAGAATTTTCTGATAATGGAAATTCTGTTTTTAAATCTACAAATCCTATTTTTGGAGCAGAGTCATTTGTTGTTCTATTTAAAAAGTATATTCTATCCCCACTTATCCCAACTACTATATGTTTACTAATAACAGGTGATCCATCAGTTCTTTTTAAATCCCATTCAATAGAAATAGAGTCACCAATACGTAAAGATCTAACTTTATCTCTTCTATATTTAATAACAGATTCCCTATCTAAATTATCAGAGAAATCTCCTTCTAATTTCCGATAAGGTTGTTGGTCAGATTTTAGAATATTTAAATTGAACCAGATAGATTGATATTTACTTTTATCTTTAGTATTTAAAGAATAAGTATCATAATCATTAATGAACTGATTATATATATTATCTAAATCCGGATGATTTTCTTTAGTAAATATCACTGTCTCTATATTCCGAAAGGGAATTTTTTTAGTAAAGTATTTACCATCTTTATTCTTTAAAGCTACTTCTACTATTGTACCTATAGTTCTAATTACAGGAGCATAATATGTAAAAGAATCCCATTCACTATTCTCATCCTCTTTATTCCAAGATCTTAATTTAATTATATCATTTTGACGTAATTCTTGGGTTATAGTAGCATTAGTTCCGTTAGAAACATCTAATTTAAATCCTGATTTTCCTACTGTGTAATACTTGAATGAGAGTCCTTTTCTGTCGAATCCTATAGATTTAATCAGTGGTTGATTATTATAATCTTCTGATTCAATATTTCTTTCATAAGTATCTCTTACATTCTTTATTAAATCTTCCGGAAGATTTGGATCTTTCAATGCTCCATATAACTTTCTAAATACAATTTGTTTGTTTTTTTCTAGAGATAATTTAATTAAATCAGTATAAGATATAGTAAAATGTCCTACATTAGATCCGTATTTATTAACTAATGTAATAAATGTTTCTCCATTTCTATTCTTCCAAACAGATTGAATTGGATGATATTTAGCATAAGAAAAATAATCATCATCAAATTTACCGTATATTATATTCCTATCTCTACTAAAATTTGGGATTAGTAATAAATCTCCTGGGATTAAAGAATATAATTGAGCTTCTGTGGTTAATTTAACAGGTTCTGAGTAATTTAAATTATATAAATCCTTCTTAGGATTACCTTCCGAATCTAATACAGTTGATTCATAATTCTTCCAGATTATCTCTGATATTTGTTGATAAGATACATTTTTAGATTTCGGGATTTCGAGTTCTATATAATAAGAATCATTTTTACCAACAAAAGGAGGTTCTTCATATTCTTCTTTCGTATTAGATATGATTTCTAAGTTCTGATTTAATTCTAGGATAAAAGGATTAATATCCATAGAGAATAATCTCCCAATAAATTCATTAAATAAATCGGAATTATTTATATTTAAAACATCTCTATATTTAGGTTCTGATACTAAATATGCAATAAATTCATTTAAATCATAACTAGATCCTTTAGATACTTTATTAACAAATTCTTTTATATAAGGATCTTTATCCTGATTCTGTTTGGCAGTAGTATATATATTATAAGCTATTTCATTTATTCTCTCAAAATTAGGATCATATTTATTTATTTTAGAATAATATAAATGAAGTAGTTCGTGATATAAATCTCTAAGAGTAGCTTCATTAAATGTTCCATTAGTTTTTAAGATAATAAATTCATTATTTAATAAAGTCCCTCTAACATCTACATTTCCATCGATATTTAATGATTCTATATCTTCATCTAATAATAATATATTTGGTTGAGATGGATTAATAGCATTCATATCTATTAACTTATTAATTAATAGAAGAAAATCTTCCTGTAAAGATTTATTAGGTACATAAGAAACTAAAGACCTAATATCATTTATAGTAGCGTTTCCGATTAAAGGTTCTCCATTAGAATATACTACTTTAGTAGATAAAAGATTTAAATCTGAAAGAGTACTTAATAATGTATTTAAAGAATCTATATCTAATCCAGAAATAGCCTCACTTAAACTAACTGCATTAACTTCGTCATATGAATTTAAGTTGGTAGGAATAATCCCACCAACTTTTTCTTCTCCATCTACAATATATTGTATTTCTATGTTACATCCCATATTTAACAATTTATAATAAGTTTTATTTTATTAAGTCTCATTAGATCATTTAGAAGTTCAACTGTCTTAATAGCTTTTTCAGATTTATTAATAGTTTCTTTTAATTTATAATTGTAATTACTTCTTATTAGATAATATCTCTCATCTCCTAAAAGTTCTACATCCTTATAGCTCTTATTCTTATTATCATTTCCTAATCTTTCTTGTAATTGATATTTACCTAAGTTCTCATTATATACTTTTACATATTTATTATTTGAAACAAGAGCTTCGAAACTATCTTTAATTGGAGCCATTCTAAGAAGAACATCATCTATATTAACATCATCCATTGTTACTTTATCACTTTTTGAATCATAAATTACTCCCGGAGTTATAGTATTTAAATCTAGTCCTCCAATGTATTTAAAGTAATCTACAATTAAACTTCCCGGATTAAATACTGATCCTTGTAATACTTTTAATATACTATTCTGTCCTTTTCTTCCTTTATGAGTAATTAGATTATATATGAAAAATAAATCTGATAACTTAATCCCTCTAAATTCAACATTTTCAATTTCCCCGAATGCTGAAACTTGCTTATCGAATTCGGGGTTATTTATAGTAGTAACCATGTTTATAGAAGGCCTATAATATGTATAATTAGACCCATCTAACTTAGAAGTATTATCAGTTATAATTAATCCATTTAAAAATGCATTATTAACTAACTGAGATCCGAAGGTCATTACTCCTTTAGAATTAATTGTATATCCACTCTTTAACATCGGAATTACATATGATTCCATGTACAATTTAAAAGAAGCCAAACCATCATCATTAGATAAGGAATAAGATGTTTGTTCTGTAGCTGTAAGCATCTCCCCATTTAGGAAATAATTTTGGCCTTTAGGAACTGAGATAGATAAGTTTTTATTTCTTAAATACTTTCTAATTATTAATTCATCTATATAATCTCTAACAATATTTAATTGAGATTCAGATAATTTATTAGGCATAGTAATCTTACCAATTCTTCTTCTCATTATTATATTTTCCAAAGTATCTATAATAGAGTTTGATAATGCATATTTAACACTTCCAGATTTAGAATTTTGTTCATTTATATAATAAGCATTAATAAACGCTTTATAATGTGGAAGAGAATTTATTAAATCAAATACATTTATTACAGACTTTATTAAATTATAAAATTTAATAACAGATTCAGCATAATCAGGTTGTTCTAAGAATTTAGCTATATCAAATTTCATATTAGAAAACGTCTTGCTTGGAGATGTTTTATCTAAAACATTTGTAACTATAGCTAACAATTCCTGATCTGTATATATACTTTCAATATTAGGATTATATGTCTTTAACGCATTAATAAAATTCTCACTTGTATCTCCGGTTATCTGGAGTTTATCTAATCCATTCTGGATCAAAGTATTAAAGGATTTACTAAAATTATATCTATCATATTGTTTAGTTTTTATTCCTCCATTAATTCCTAAAATTTGGCCTAATGTGGCTATCTCTTTTGCTCCAATATAAGCCTTTACAAAGGTAGTAAAATTTGTTTTAGATTTTACTGATGAATTAAAGAAATCTTTTAAATCTTTAAATTTCCTTACTTGTTTGAAATATCTAATTAATCCCTGTACTACTTCCTCAGAAGATTTAATCAATGCTAACTCATCCCATTCTGACATAGAGTCTAAGAATGTTGAAGCATATTCATCATCAAGAAATCTTTCGTTAACAAAATTATATTTAGTAGTTTCAAGATCATTTATAATTTCGTTTATATCATTTGATGTTAGTTCATTAAGTTTAAATGCGGAGATTATCTTAGAATTATATAATGTATTTAAATATAATGAAACAGATTTTACATATCCTTTCCCAATAAAATTTGTAAGTGACGGTCCTTTTTCTATATTTCTTAATGTTGAATCTATAGTAGCGTATTGATCATACATTCTATTAACTGTAGCTGCTTGAACTATAGCATTAACCTCTGGACTAGTCATGAGATCTGAGATATTATCAAATGATAAGCCTTGGATTAATAAGTACACATATACCCCAGCTAGGTCTGGACCAGCGTTAATCTTTGATAGGATTAATTCTTTAGCATTATCAGTGGAAGCCGAGATGAGGGCACTTATTACAAGACTTACGTCGTCCTGAAATCTATTTTGTGTAAGATCTATTGCATCTTTCACACTAATACTTTTATCTCTAGCCTCATTTAAAAGATCATATACAAACTCAATATCATCAAGATTAATGTTAGCCAAACTATTTGTGAATAATTTAACGAGTTCCTCATCACTCTTCCCTTCGTTTCCAGGAATATTTTTATAAATCTCAAAAACATTATTGAAATATAAATTTGATTTTAATAAATCTTCTATAGTTAATCCTTTATCGGCTAATTTTCTTATCTCCTGATTAAAGTACTGAGTTGCAGCTAAAAATACTTTTTGTCCTACAGCACTTATACCAATAACCTCTTTTCCGGCCATATTCTCGAAGAATAAGTTCCATTTAACAGATGGGCAAAAATCAGTAACTGTTTTTGCGTAAGCTCCAGCCTCAGATTTAGCAGCAGCAGCTTGTGGGTCTCCCATACTAATAGGTGATTCAGCAGCTACAAGATTTTTAAAGTTATCAGAGATTTGATATATTTTATTATATACGAAATTCTTTGTAGCTGATAAAAGTTTATTTGGACTTATTTCTTTAAGATGTTTAGATATATCAATATCTAAATCCCATATCATATTTGATATAAGTATTCTGGCACTTTCTATATCCTCATTCCTTGATTTATCATCTGGATTTTCTTTTATATAATTTAAATTATTAATTAAATTTGGATCATAATATAGCTGTATATTATTTTGTTTAAATCTATCTATCTTATTTAAGACATCTACAGCTAATTTTAATCTAGTATTATCCCCATCATATTCTCCGTTTAAGATAGATGAGATTTCAGGAGTTATATCTATATAAGGTATTTCCGGATTTATTTCAGAAGTTATTGTATATTTTAAATCTGAATTTGGAAATGGTAATTGTTTTGAGAGTTCAAATGATTCATTATCTCTATAATTAAATAATGATGACCATGCTTCATAAATTCCATTTTTATTTATTAAAGGCATTGTCATGTAGACTTTATCAATATCCGTTTGACCTTTATATTTTCATATAAAGACTGACTATATCATCATTACTAAATATCTTTAGTAATGTCTTGTGCTTCGGAAACAACTTTTTGTTGTGCAATAAATTCTTCTTTAGTAAAATTATCTCTAATCTTATATAATAAAGATGGAACTTGTTCAATATATGGCTTAATTATGTTAATAAATTTTTTACAATCTTTTTCTGAACTTGAAGCTATAGAAAATGTTTCTTTTCCTTCTTTAAAAGGTCTAAACTTAATATCCCATACTTCTAAGAAATATTTAATAATAATATTAACAGTTTTTTATCAACACAAGTTGCTATTTTAATAGTATGTTGAATAGAACTTCGTTGTTTAGATGTATTTACATTTATACATCCATCGTCCATATACCAAATAGCTAATCCTAAAGGATTTAACCAATTTAATAATTTTCTAGTAATTGTTTTCTTAGGGGTATATATACTTCTTCTTAAAGCTTTTATTGTTGGAATTAAAGACATTTGAGAATATAAAACATTTTTACCGATATTATATCCACATTTAGAAATATATTCTTTTATTCCATTATTTTTAATTTTAAATATATCTAAAAGTTTAACTTTCCATTCTAAATACTCTCTCTGAGATTCTGAATGTGATAATTTAAAAACATAATTACTAGATATTGTTCCGTCTCCTATTAAAAGTCCAATTAAAAGACTTTTTTGTTCTTTACTAAGTTTTCTTACAATTTTTCTTGCCATATTATCTAATATTTATTATTAAACATTAGATAAAAGTTCCTACTCCTGTAAAAGGATAGTCGATGAACTTTCATCCTTATAAATACAAAGATATAAAAATTTTATCAATCGACAAGTCTATATATCAAAATATTTATCTAGGATGCTTAGCTGCGGATTGTCCCTATTTTATCCTTTTTTACTATACCTTTCGTCTTTCTCGAAAGCCATTAGATATATTGCTACTCTAATTTAGTAGGATAAACCTTAATTTATTATAAAAATTTATTTATATATACATCAGATACCTTTTTTGTATAAGGTATTCTTATCAATTTTATATTATGATTTTTACACCAATTGTCTTTAATCTTATCACATTCTTTTTGATATTCCGAATAATTTGGATTGTTTATATCATAATGTTGAGATCCATCAGCTTCGATTAATATATTTTCATCTTTTAAATAAATATCAAATCTTAGCTTATAGCCTTTTGGTGATACACAGTCTTCAAATGTTTTTTCTTCTTCAACGTGAATATAGTTGTTATAAAAATATGTTTTAATTTTATCTTCAAACACACTTTTAGGTTTTTTCATTCCACATTCTTTATTTATAGTTATTATAGAAACATTAAATTTTGACAAAGTTTTACTAGAAATTTTAGCTAATTTACAAAGTTCCTCCTTTGTTAAATATCTACCTTCTTTAATAACTATACTTTTTAAAACATTTTCTACTTGAGTTTTATTAAACCATTTTTGTTCTATACATCCTTTATAATTTGATTTAGATTTACAGGATTTTGAACAAAATCTTAAAATTTGATTATTTTTAATTCTATAGTGAGGAGTAAATTCCTTACCACAATGTTCACATATAAATATTTTTTTCATAATTAATTCTCCTTATAATTTAATATAATTGGGAGCGGAATTTTCCCGTCAATTCACAAGATTTATTATAGTGATTACAATTTTATACTGTCGTCTAACTCAAACTTAAAAATTTAGACCAATAATCACTCCCCTCTAACCAAATCTGATACAAACTAACATAAGCTTCATTACTTTCTGCATCAGAGAATCCTACTACATCCATTGTCATAATAGACTGAAATGCTTGTGCAGGAATACGATTCGCTGTTATTTTTAAACTCTCAATAAATGATCTATATATCTTCTTAGAATCTCTTTTGATTCTTTTATTTATGTAATTATTATATTTATCATTTAACTCTTCTATACTACTATTATCTATATCTAATTCTTCTCCCAATCTCTGATTAGTCATATTTATATAATCTCTTAACTCTTTAATATTATCAGAATTAAAATTATACCATATTCCTATATACTCATCAGAAGAATTAAATACATTAACTAAATTCCCTAAATTAGAAGGATCTACAACAATCACTTCTTGAACTATTCCATTACTAGTATCTTGATAGAAATGAAGTCCAGATGTTTTATATACAGCTTCTCCATTCTCATTTAACCTCCATTCCTCTCCATCTATAACTTCTGTTAATATTTCCATTGGAGTTAATGAAGAGATATAATTTTCAGAACTAGGTTTATTTATAATAATTCTAGTATTATCTAAACTATTCTTTAGAAATTCTATATCATTAGGAAGAGGATCTGATTTAGCTTTATTATATGTTCTTAATAGTTTCTGTCTAAAATACTCTCCATCACTATTAATAATATTCGTAATATTATCTCCAGTCCGTAATCCAAATATAGATTGATATACTTTAGATATTACAGCCTGTGCTCTTTTTATATTTAAATCATGTATTCTTACTCCTTGAAGTCCTTCACCAAATTCTATTATATCATTATTATCTATAATTGTTTGATATTCAGGCATTCTAGGATCTAATAACATAATATTCTCATCCAACAATCCAATGTATCTATTAACAAAGTGTTGAAGTGCTAAAATTTCCTCTTTAGATGCTTTAGACTCTCTTAATCTAAACATATCTTCGATTATCGGATGGTCATAAATATTATATTTCTTATTTATCCCATCAATACTCCAAGTAGCTCTAAAAGGTTGAAGTTCTTTTCTGATTCCTTTTAAATTAGTTACTGTAGTATTTAAATTCCTATAATGTTTAAATTTATCATAAGTATTTATATCCACCTGTTCTCCGGTAGTAGGATCTAATATAATATCGCCAAACTCTATTAAATCCGTAGATATTTCTTGTGTTAAATTTCCTGTTTCTAAATATCTATCTAAACTAGATCTAAGAATATTTCCATTTTCATCAATGAGAGAATAATAACCAGCTTCATTAGCTATATGTATTAAATCTTCCTGAGAATAATATCCTCTTAAAACATTTCCATTAGAATCGAATAAATTCTCAGATCCATCAAAATAATAATGTTTTATAGATCCATAAGAGGGAATCATTACAGCTCCCATACCAGAGAAAGTTCTTTTAATACTATCAGAGTTCATTTTAGATGCTAACATAGTTATAAAAGAACTATTTATACTTCCGGAACTAAACGGAATTTTAAATCTTAAATCTCTAGCATTAAATAATTCATTATTTAAATTCTCCTCAAACTCTCTTGCAGCTTCTTCCAAATAACCAGTAATTACTCCATCTCCAGAGCTTCCTTCGAAGGCTTTAATAGTTGCTTTAGCTAAAAGTTTATATAATAATGTTTTATTAGCTTCTCCTAATTCTGTAAGAGTTTCTAAGTTATTAGCTTGATTATGTGCTTCAAAATACTTCTTTAAAGTAGTATTTACTACAGAACCTAAAGCTCTATAAGCCGCATCAGCTAAATCTGATGTATATCCATTAGCTGCTAAAGTACTAATAATCTGAGTAGATTCAGTAACAGTAGATAAATCAGCATGGTGATCTGCATCCATTTGAATACCCATGAATTGTGTACCAACTCTACCATAGGATAAAGGAGTATCATCGTATCTAGCATTGGCTGGATTTGTATTAAACGCTCCAACTTTTATTGATGTTCCATTTGCTAGGTAATGTATATCAGAGTATTTAAGAGGTTGATATATATAATTCTGATCTAGTATTACTCTTAATTTTCTTTGTTCGTCTAATATATAACTAGAATCTTCTGGAATATTGTTAAATGTAAATGGAAGATCTTGTTTAGATATAATTGTATTTAATAAATCTAAATCACCATTAACCATATTTAATAGATTCCTCTTAGTTATATAATATCCGGTTTTATTCATAAACTGTACTGTAGCATTTACAGAAGCCTCTCCTTTATCTCCGGAATTACTTAAATAAGGATCTAAAGGATTGGAATTATTCAATGAATAGGAATACTCTCCACCTAAAGCTTTCCATAATTTATAATTACTATCTATTACTACAGTTCTTGTTACATTTCTACTATTCTGAGTATCTCCCCCGTTATTATTAACTCTTCGTTCTATAATATTATAAGTATTATTTCCTAGAGATTCTAAATCAATTATTCTATAATATTCTCCATCATTCGTATTATAATAATATAAATCCTCGGATATAATATCTCTAAGATGACGCTCATTACCGTTAAAATCTTGCATTAAATTAATAATAGGAACATCCCATTTTCTATCAGTCATTTTTTGCAACAATTTAACTTTCTCCGGAGATTTTCTCATTCGATAATTAGTTATAGAGAATATAGCACATTTCATTAATAACCCATTACCAAATTCAGGATCTACATTATATCCAAAATTCTTTCTATTATATCCAGCACTAGAGCTAAACATTGAATTGTTCTCTAACACATTCTGAAATGGATTACATTCCATAGAGCCATCTAATACCTTTACATTATCAGTCTCTCCAGAAGGATTAAATACAGGAGCTTCTATATCTTTGATAATTGCTACATTTATAGTTGGAGTTGTTCCTTCTAATGCTTTTTGATAATAATTGTGTATAGTAGCTTGCATAGCAACCATACGTTTATATTGAGCTAATAATCTATTAGCATGATCCCGGATAAAATATTCCGGATTTATAGATCCATCGGAATTTAAATAATACACACCTCTTAATTTAGATGGATGTGCATAAGGTTCTCCAACACTTACTTGAAGGAATTGGTTAGATAAGAACCCATCTAAAAAGAAATATTTTTCTAATATAGGATTCAATTTTCCATCTTTTTCTAATATCATCATTCCATCCCTACCAATCCAATTTTTTAGGGAAGGAATATCTTTTAAGAATTTAAATACTTTAGTATCTACTTCAATACCTTTAGATTTTAAATCTTTTTTAAATATTTCTCTTGATCTGTTTATAAAATCCTTGTAATAAGAATCATCTGTAGTAGATACTTGATAGATATTAGCCATATTTTCTATAAATGGATTTAATCTAAATACGCTATTACCTTTAGACATTTCCACTTTAGAGTAATGAACCTCTTCTATAAATTTAAAATTAGGATCTTCTAAACTTAATTCTCTGGCTATTTGAGAGACTTCCTTCCATCTAGTAGATAAGAGATTATTTATTGCAATAATATTATTATTTATAATCTCAGCTTTTTCTTTCTTATTTTTAATTTTAGGTATGGAATCTAATAAAGAAACACCTAGTCTTTCACCTATTTTATAATAAGATTTAAATAAATTTGATAATAGATTAGTATAATAAATCTGCTGACTATTAAAATTCTCTACTTCTATCTGAGTAGCAGATGCAGATTTAATATTCTTCCCATCAAATTTAATATCCTTAGATATTTTAATAAGAGATTGATTAGATTTATCTGCGTATACAGTTGGAAGAAATTCTATATAATCAATTTGATCATCCATTAGATTTTTGAAATAATCTAATATTATAGATGATACTCCGTACTCAGAAACATTGAATTTATTCTTTTGTACTGTTGTTCCATTTGGAGATATAAATTCTGTTTTTAATCCAATCCCTTTTAAATATTCTGGATTATTATAGAATATATTAGATTCGAATATATTAGATATATTAGAATGTTTTCTAATATTATTCTGATAGTCTTTAGTAGTATATATAAACTCGTGTATGTTTTTAACTAAATTCATCAATCCTATAGATGGTACATTATCTCCGTCAGAGTTTTTATATGTACTTGGACTAGCTTCTCTATTTAATAAATTTATAGAACTAACTGTGGCTTTAAATACACTTAATCTATCTCCTTTAGAATTTAAATTAACCTTTAATCTTGGTCTAGTTTTACTTGATGTAAAGAATTTATTAAAAGTAATATCCTTCATTGTTTTAAATTCTGGAAAGGATTTTTTTACTTTAGATTTAAATTCTCCTGGAGTAAGATTAACTTTATTAGAATCATATTCTTTATATATAGAATCTAGAGTATCAATTGTTTTAAGTGTTCTATATAATAATCCCAAAAGATCTCCTTTTAGATTAGATTCGGATTCCGTTCTATATTGTGATTTTAATATAGAATATAATTGCCCAGAACTATTTATAAATGGAAGATCTGTGGATAACTGTAATAACTCTAACAACCTAAACCCATTCATAATAGATTCTGATAAAGTTTTGCCATTTATAATCGCACTAACTTGTTCTGGATTTGGGATTGTAATACTATCTAATAATTCTTTATTTAAATCTTTTCCAGTTATAGCATCTTCGTTAGCAATATTTAAATGATCATTAATAAATAATGTTCTAGATCCGATGGTAATAGAAATAGAATCATCTAAGACCTTAACTCTAAATTTATTTCGTAATACATTTAAAATAGTATTATCATAATCACCATTTCTAGCTATAGAATCAACGTATTCAGTTAAATTTCTTTCTTGTCTAAATAAAGAGGATTCATAAGTTAGATTTGAGAATGTATTTACTTCATACTCCCCACTCTCTGAATTATATTCATATGATATATATTCTGATCCATCCTGTTTATTCATATAAGCTAAGACATCCAAGAAATAGTTAAAACTTAAATCTCCTTGGTTATCTTTAATTATATTATATAAAGATTTAGCTTCTGGAGTAGAGTCAAAGATGTATTTATATATAGACAATAATGCCTTTTTAGTATCTAAATTAAAGTCTAAATTCTTCTTAAATTTATTTATTTTTGATGGATCAGTTTTTCCATCTGTAACAAATAAGGAATTAAAAAATTCTATATAAGCTACTGTAGGATTTAATTTACCTAATTTTAATGAATTATATTTATTAGAAGATTTAATAACAGGATCTCCGATTCTAGATATGGCATTATTAAATTCATTGACTATCATATAAGATATTCCATCCCATTTCCCATCAGAATCTAATAAAGGAATATTTTGTATAATGGCTTTAGTTAAACTAGTAGTTTCTCTATTTATATCGGAATCTTCATTAACTCTAAAATGTTGTCTTAATGCATTTTTAGTAAACGGAAGATATTTAATTTCATTTCTATTAGTAGATTTAATTCCTAATTTAAATGGATCTATTGAAATTAATCCGTCTGTTAATAATACTATTAAATTATCAAAATTCTCTAAAGTTACTAAAGCGTTATATGCATTTAGATAATCTTGATTAGATTTAGATAAAGGAGTGTATAGAATATTATTGATTGAATTTAATTTTGATGTAGGATTATGTTGATCATAATATTCATTTAATCTAGATATAATAGTAGTAAACTCTGTAATATTAAAAGATCCATCCTGATTATATAAAGGAATGATATCTTTTTCTCCTAAAAATTTTGTTATATGATTAAATAATATTTGTTTATATTCTGCAATATTATTATTTAATTCTGAATAAGTTTGAACAATTTTTCCAGAATTTAGATTTAGAAAGGAATTTTTAAATATCTCTCTTTTAAATGTAGAAACAAATCTATTATATAAACTATTATTATTTTGAAATTTAGTAATTAAATCTCTATTAGTCTTTATTTCTTCGTTATAGGTAACGTTTTTTCTACTTCTATTTAATTGTTCTACATATTCCTTCGTAGCTAAATCTCTATCCTCCTCCGTCACAGATTCATCTTCTTCTATAGTCTTTACTTCATTCTCTAATGTAGTTACTAGAGGATCTGGATTTTTATATTCTTCCGGAGGTAAAGTTTTTTCTATATTCTTAGTTAAAATTTTATCTAAGGAATTATTAAGTATTGTATTTAATTCCGTATTATAGGAAAATAATCTTATATATTCCTTTATTGCATCTACTAAATTTTCATCAGAATCAATGATAAAATCTTTTTGCAGAGAATTTTTAATATTCTGAAATTGTTGATCTGAAATAGTATCTCCCTGAAAATTAATCCAGGGAGATAGGTTTATTAAAAATTCTGGGCTTCTAGTGTTTGAATCAAAAAATTTACAAGCCATATTTAACAAATATTATATTTACTTCTTATCTTATTTATATCAGATAGTATTGTTTGTATATTTATATTAGATAAAATTAAATTTACTGTATCAGGGGTGATTTCAGATTTAGTTACATAGTTTATTAATAAATTATTATTGTCATAAGTCAATAATACTTTTGTTATATTTTTTAACATTTTTAAATCTTTAGGATCTGATACCACATCAAACATTTTCCCGAATATCTGTGACAAAGATATATTATTTTCCTCAGAAATACTATCGTTTTGTTCTATATTTTC